GTGGTTCAAAATACAGCATAAATGCAACATTTTGAACTATCTCTAAATGAAGAGATTAATGTTTACATTAACAGTGGTATGACTCCTACTGAACTTTTTATTCTAAGGTTGCTATTTTTGGCGGCTGATGGAGATCAACGATATTTAATTAATTATATATCAAATATCTCTGATGGTAAGAAAATCTTAAGACAAGTTTTAGAATCATTAAAAGTAAAAAAAGTCATAAACTCCACCTTTAACATTCCTAAAGAAGGTGAAGCTTTAAATTTTAAGAATATTCCTTTTAATAAGGTAACTCTTAAAACATACATTAGGGAATCCAATGAATTAGGTAAAGAATTTTTCGATAATTATCCCATGTTTGTATCAATTAATGGGAAAATGTGTAGTTTAAGAAATTTTACAAAAGGAAATTTTCAATCATTAGAACAGTTTTGTATTCATTATTCTGCACAAATTAAAAATTGTGGCGTAACTCATGAACGTATAATGGCTGCAGTTACCTTTGGAAGGGAAAATAATTTAATCCATTATACTATTTTAGAATTTATTGCCTCTCAGAAATGGATAGAATTAGAACACATAAAAAATTCTGACAATATTAATGGCTATAACAACATGGAGTTATTATAAATATGAAAAAATTAACAACAGAAGAATTTATAGATAAAGCAATTAAAATACATAGTAGTACTTATGATTATTCAAAAGTTGTATATCAAAATACTAAAACTGCAGTTAATATAATTTGTCAGAAACATGGAGAATTTTTACAAAATCCTGTAATACATTTAGGAGGTTCAGGATGTCCTAAATGTTGAGGAAATCGATGCACATCAAAAGAATCTTTCATAGAAAAAAGTAACATTATACATAAAAACAAATATGACTACTCAAAAGTGATTTATTTAGGAAGTAAGGAAAAAGTATGTATAATTTGTTTAGAACATGGAGATTTCTGACAAACTACTAATAATCATTTAAAGGGAAAAGGTTGTCCTGTATGTGGTAGATTAAAATGTGATCTAGCAAGAATTAAATCAAAAGATTCTTTTATTGATGATTGCCACATAATTCATAATTATAAGTATGATTACACTTTAGTAAACTATAAGACTAGAAAAGATAAAATTAAAATTGTCTGCCCTATTCATGGAGAGTTTATACAAGAAGCCAGTAGTCATTTAGCAGGACATGGTTGTCCTTTATGTAGCTGAGAAATTTTATCTGAAGATAGGGCTTTCTCTTGGGAGTTTGTTAAAGAACAGTGTAAGGAAATTCATAAAGGTTTATATAGTTATCCTAATCAAGAATATAAAAATAGTAGATCTAAGATTGAAATTATCTGTAAAAATCATGGTGTATTTTTACAATCAATCACGAATCACCTACAGGGACAAGGTTGCCCTATTTGTAGATCTTCTAAAGGAGAACTATTGATTCACAACTGATTGAAAGAAAATAATATTCCTTTTAGAACTCAATTTGAATTAATTACAACTGAAATTGCTAGAAATACTAATTTGATGAAGATTGATTTCTTTGTTAAATTTAATAATAAACAGTATTTTATAGAGTTTGATGGGATTCAGCATTTTCAATATGTCCCTATTTTTCATAAAGGAGGAATTATTGATTTTGAAAAAGAACAGAGAAGGGATAAAATTTTAAATGAATTTTGTGAATTGCATAAAGATAAAATAACTTTAGTTAGATTCAATTATAAACAAAATAATGAAGAAATAATTAAAGAATTAAATAAAATATTTATAAATTAATGTCGGTAACACAATTATTTGAAAATATTCAAAAAGGTAGGCGAGGAAATAATATTGGTATTAGTACTGGTTTACCTAAATTAGATTCTATTATATATGGAATACAACGTAAATACTTATATGTAATTGCAGCCGATCAAGGTGGAGGTAAGACTTCCTTTGCTCTGGATGTATTTGTTTATAATTTATTTAAAAATAAAGAAAACCATGCTATAAATATCCTTTATTATTCTTTTGAAATGGCTGGTGATGTATTATATGCAAAACTTTTATCTAGATATATTTATGATACATTTAATAAAGTTATCACCTATGAAGAGATTCTCTCTTTGACTTTTCCAATATCTGATGAAAATTTCATTTATATAGAAAAATCTAAAGATTGGTTGTTGGAACTTCAAAAATGTTTTACCATATATGATAAGCCTTTATCTCCACCAGCTATATATGCTACTTGTAAAGGATGGCTAAGTAATTTTGGCACATTTGAACAAGTTGGAGACCATAAAGAAAATTATATTGAACATGATCCAACTTCCTATAAAATAGCTTTAATAGATCATATAAGACTAATTTCTGGCAATGATGCAGTAAAAACTAAAATAGATTTAGTATGTGATTATTTTGTATATTTTAGAAATAAGTGTAATATGACTGGTGTTTTAATACAGCAGATTAATAGAAATTCTAAAAGTGTAGAAAGACGTCAGGGAGGATATGAACTACTTCAATTAGATGATTTAGCTGATTCTTCGGGACCAGCACAATCCGCAGAAGTAATTATTATGCTTTATTACCCTTACAGAGAAAAAGTATCTTCATGTGAAGGTTTTCCTATAAAAAATGTGTTAAAACACAAAGGAAGAATTATTCAAATTAATAAGAATAGATTTGGTAGATCAGATTTAAATATCGGCAGTGTATTTCATGGAGAGATTGGTATGTTTATTGAGCTTCCAAAACCCTCTGAAATTGCAGATTATGAACCATATCTAAATTTAATGACAACAGATATAGTTAAATCAAAAGAAATAATAAGAGAAGATGATAAAGAAGAAAACAATATATTTAAGTTATAAAATATGGCGGAATTAGGCGCAATAGTTGGTGAAGCTGGATCTGGTAAATCAACTAGTTTAAGAAATTTAGACCCCACAAGAACATTTATTATTAATGTTGCAGGAAAGAATCTTCCTATTAAAGGTTTTAAAAAGAATTTCAAAGCATTGGTTCAAGATCCTGGATCTAAAGAATTTGTTGGAAATTTATATAATACTAGCAATGTTGATAAAATTATCCAAGTAATAAAGTTGGTCAGTGCAAAGATGCCTCAAATTAAACAAATTATTATTGATGATAGTCAATATTTAATGGCATTTGAAGCAATGGATAGAGCTACTGAGAAGGGGTGAATAAACATGCCCAAACCAATCTAACTGCGGGGATAACCTTAGAGTCTTTTTAACCAAACAATAGTAGTAATACATATTGTGGCTTTCAGTAATGATGAAAGGTATGGTAAAATCAAAAAGAATTGGTCAATTCGCATCCAAGTTTCCAAATTAAATTTGGAAAAAGGTTCAACGACTATCTCCGTGAAGGAGAGTACATTAAGATTATTTATAATCTTTTTGGAAACGGTTGGGATTTTTATAAAAATTATTCGCTATCTTTGTAAATTATAATTTATTAAAATAGCATATGGAAAAAATTAAAGGAAAAAGTAAAATGCCAGAATATACACAATGGAAATCTATGAAATCCAGGTGTTATTCACCGTCGGCAACAAAAGGAAAGTATAAAGAGAATAATATTCAGGTTTGTCCTGAATGGATGAATTCTTTTGAGACTTTTTATTTAGATTTAGGTAATTGTCCAGAAGGATTTACTTTAGAAAGACTTGATAATCTCAAGGATTATTCTAAAGAGAATTGCATTTGGGCAAATAGAACTACACAAAGTAAAAATAGAGAAGATTTTAATGATATAGTTACCTATAATGGGAAAACTATGGTATTAAAAGATTGGGCTAAAGAATTTGATATTAAGTACACGACCTTATATCAGAGAATTTACAGAAGTGGTTTATCTTTTGAACAAGCTATACAAAAAGATCCATTTAAGAAATTAATAACTATTGGAGAAGAGTCTAAAACTCTTAAACAATGGTGTGAATTTTATAATATGGAGTTTGAGTTAGTTAACAATAGGGTATCTAAACATAAATGGGCTCCTCTTGAAGCTTTAACTATTCCAAAAGGAATAAAAAGAAGTAAGAATTAAGATATAGTCTGAACTTTATAGAAATATAAAGAATTGTACATTATGTACATAATAACAAAATTGATGAAAAATTTACTCAAATGGCTCAACATTTTTATTCTATACTTAAAGAAGCAATGAATGCTCGTGAAGATCTTAAGGTTTTCATTTTAGCACATTCTGAAAATATAGGTGATGTTTTAAATCCTTCTTATAAGATTAAAACTCTTGGTAAGATGATTGATAATATGATTACAGTAGAGGGATTATTTACCTATGTATTATTTACCTGTAAAAGAATGACAGATGAAGGTATATTGGAATATAAATTTATCACTAATTCAGATGGTACAAATACTGCAAAAACACCAATGGGATGTTTTTCTGAATTATACATAGATAATGATTTACAATATGTTTTTGATCAGATTGATCAATATAATAGTGGAGAATAGAAATGATTAAAGGTGTTACAGTAACTTTTAACTTTGAAACAGAAACATCAGTTGTTACTGATGTAAAATGTTCTGTTGATGGAATGGTTAAGAAAACAAGAGCTACAACAAAGAAATCTCATGTAGTCGAAGAAATGGCTTCGGAAAGTATAATTACTTTAGAAGAAAATAAACTATGCTTTAATAATAAAGCAGTTGCTGAAATGGAACTGGTTTACGAGGATAGGATTGTTATTATATTTGAACCAGAAGGTCCAAAAAAGAATAAGATATTGATTCCCACAATTGGTAAAGATACTTCTTTCGACCAACCGGGATCTGGAAATAAGCTTACTAAAACAAATTCAATTGGGTATAAAGGAAAACAAAATGCTGTGCTGGCTGAGTTTGGAACTGAATTTACCCTAGAACCTTTTAAAGAAGGAATTTGGAAGTTAATTTCTAAAAATGGTGTAGAGAAAACTCTACAAGAAAAAATTGAGATTGTTGAAAAAGAAGAACCTATAGTTATTATAGATGCAGATGAAACAGTACAAATAGATGAATTTGCATTTAATCTTTAATATATAATAATATGAGTGGTTTTTCATTCGGAGCAACAGCTGGCGCATCACAGAGCACAGCTAAACCAAAATTAGTTGGAAATAGTTTACACGTTGTTAAATTTGACGAATGTGTTTCAGATGATATCGTTGGGGTTAAAGATCCCACAATTACATATAAAGTTTTAAAGCTTAGATTCTCTAATGATGATGGAGCTTTTGAACACACAGTTTTTGAACCAAAAGCTGAAGATTTTGCAAGAAAAGAAAATGAGATAACAGATAAGAATGGTAATAAACAAAAGATTCCTCAACCTTCAAATGTAGAATCTATGATGCTTTTATTTAAGCATGTTATTGACGTTGTTAATCCTACAGTTGCAGGACAAATTGATAGAGAAGAAAAGAATCTTTCTGCACCTTCTTGGGATGTATTAAGAACATTGGTTATTTCTATTTTAACTCCTGGAAAAGGAACTAAAACTACCATTAAATTATTGAAAAATAAAAATGGAGAAGCAGTTTTTCCTGGATTCTTTGCAGGATTAACTAAAGAAGGTAAAGCTTATGTCAGAAATAATTTTATTGGTGATAAAGTAGCATTTAGTGCTTATGAAGTTGATAGAATTAAAAATGAAGCAAATGCTATTGTAACCAAAACTAATAATTTTGCAGGAAATTCTACATCTGATTTTACTATTGATACTCCTAATGGTGAAGCTTTAGATATGAATTTTGAAGTAACAGGATTGTAAAAAATATTTTGGAGTAAAACAATTTATTTATGTATGAATTAGATATTACTCCAAGAATTACTAAAGAACTTTTACTTAGCAGGCATACTCAAGAAGATTATTTTGAATATTATCTTGGTGTGCCTGTTAAGAAAGGGTTATTTTGTAGTCCTTCTATAATTAGGAATGATACAAATCCAACTTGTTCATTTTATAAAAATTCTAAAGGAGATTTATTGTTTAAAGATTTTGCTGGTCCATCATTTAATTTTATTGGATGTGTAATGTATATATTTAGTTGTAATTACTATAATGCATTGCAGGTAATAGCAAATGATTTTGGATTTAAATCTATAAGTAAATTAAAAATTAATCCACCAAGAATTCCTTTTACTGGTATAGTTTTAAAAGAGACTAATAAAGCTAGAATTCAGGTTGAATCAAAGGAATTTAGTCCTAAGGAATTAGAATGGTGGGAGAACTTTGGAATATCTAAAACAACTTTAAAGAAATATAATGTATTTTCTATTAAATCAGTTTTCTTAAATGGAAATTATTTTAACAGTTCCTCTGAAAAATCTCCATTTTTTGGATATTATGGAGGAGAGAATTCTGATGGAGATGAACTATGGAGAATTTATATGCCAATGAAAAGAAATTATAGATTTCTTAGTAATTGGGATAGTATAATGATCCAAGGGGCAAAACAATTATCAAAGTCAGGAGAATATATTATATTAACTAAAGCTCTTAAGGATGTTATGGTTTTACATGAATCAGGTATTCCAGCAATAGCCCCTAATAGTGAAAACACTTTTATAACTGATACTCAGATGGAAAAACTGAGAATTAGATTTAAAAATGTAAAAGTATTTATGGATAATGATTTACCAGGTGTAAAAGCTGCACATAAATATAAGAAAAAATATGGTGTGCAATGCGTTTTTATTAGAAGAAAATATTCAAAAGATATTTCTGACCTATGTAAAAAGGTGAGCAGGACTGTATTTTGGACGATTATAGAGGAGTTAAATAGCATTATGAAGAATGATGCAGTAAAAAATACTAAGCATTTTAAGGTATTTTAAGGTATTTTAAATGAAAATTGATGAAGAAAAGATTATTACAAATATTATTGAAAACTTTTTAGAAGATCAATTTAATTGTAATGATAGATTCGTTGCTAAAAATCTTCTTAAATTATTAAGAAATGATTTAAATGAATTCTTATTAGATGCTCAATATAATGGACATCAAAATGTCTATAATGAAGGTTATGCTGATGGAGTTTTTGATGGAAAAGCCGAAGGATTTGATGAAGGTTTTACACAAGGAGAAAATAGTGGAATAGATGAAGGGTTTGATCGAGGATATGAACAAGCTTTAAAAGATAATAGTATATAGGATTAATTATGAATATTATTTTAGATGTTGATGATGTAGTTTTGAATTTTTATGGTGGATATGCAAAAAGATATAATTGCAGTATGCCAAAAAGGTGGAGTAATTCACAAAGAATGATAAATAGACTAGCAGAATTAAAAAAGGATAAATCATTTTGGATACATTTGGAAGCGAAACATATTCCAGATTTTATTCCATCACATTTTGTTTCTGCAAGATCTTTACCAGTATCCTGGACTATTGAGGCTTTAAAAAGGCATAATATTCCAGGCAGGAGTAAAGTAACTCATGTAGGATGGGGACAAAGTAAAATAGGCACATTAAGAAGACTAGGTTGTGATATTTTTATTGATGATAAATGGCAAACTGTAAAAGAATGTAATGAGAATGGAATTTTCTGTTTATTAATGGATGCTTGTCATAATCGGCATATTAAAACTAAATATCGTATTCATAATTTAGAACTTGATAATATTCTTTATTTATGGAGAAAATTAAAACAATGATAAATAAGTATGACGGTTTATGTAGTTACTAATCCTGAAAGTGGTTGGGATTGTGTTTGTGTAGTTTGTTTAACTATAGAATCTTTAGGAGATTTTTTAGATGAACGCATATTTGATAATAAAGGAAATTGGGATAATATGACTGTTGAACAAATGCAAACTTGGATTGATGATTTAGGTCATCATTATATTATTCATGAAAAAAATGCATATTAATGGCTGAAATAAAAATAATTCCTGAGACATTGGAATTAATTAAAATGTCTGATGAGGAATATTTTAGTGAGAAATATAGAGGCTATATTTCTAATTCAAGTTTAAGTAAAATTAATCCAGACGAAGGTGGATCACTTGAGAAATATTTAGCACCTTATAAACAAGAATATTCTGATTCTTTTGAGTTAGGTTCTGCATTGCATGCAATGGTTTTACAACCTGATTCATTTATAATTTCAGATATAAGAAAACCTAATGCAAAATTAGGTATTTGGGCCGAAGAAGTTTTTAAGTTAAGGTCTCAAGGATTAACTTTAATAGAGTCTTTTAAACAAGCATCATTTAATGCAAATTATTATGCTGGAACTTTAAATGATAATAAATTAAAAGTTGCAATCAAGAAATCTTTGTCATTTTATCTTGGAAGAATGAAAGTAGAGGAAATATCTGGTATTAAAACATTATTTATTTCTGAACCAGTTGCTTTAAAATATGCAGAATGTATTGTTAGAGTAAAAGAAAATCAAAAAATTCATTATACTCTTAATCCAGAAGGACTTTTGGAAAAACCAACTGTATTTAATGAATATGCTATCTTTTGTGAAGCAGATTTTGTTAAAGATGATGATACAATAAAAAGAATAAAATTAAAAGGAAAGATTGATAATTTTACTCTTGATAGAGAAGAATGTGTAGTTACTTTAAATGATTTAAAAACTACTGGAAAACCACTTGGATTCTTTATGGGTAATTTGGTTAATCAGGAAGGTGAAGAAGTTTGGTATGATGGATCTTTTCAAAAATACCATTATTATAGGCAGGTTGCTTTATATGGATGGTTGCTACAATCTGCATTAAAGCAGTTTTACAATATTAATTATCAATTAAAAGTAAATATGCTTGTGGTTGAGACAATCCCATATTTTAATGGTAAAATATTTGTTGTGAATGGTAACTTCATTAAAGAAGGATTAAAAGAACTTAAACAATTATTAACACTTGTAGTGGATGGAACAACTTGACTTGGATAAATTAAATTATGAACAGAAAAGTGCTTTACATAATAAAGTATTTTCATTGGGAGCTTTATTTTCTCATGAACTTAATGATAAACTTATTCTAATTTCTCTAGTTGCTTTAGTTACACAACAAATGAGAAAAAAAGATAAAAATATTACTCCATTAAAAGTTTTAATGAGTATTACACAACAAAAAGAAGATAATACTGCATTTTATCAATTTTTAGAATCTTTATCTATCTTAGTAGATGATTTATGTTATGGGAGTGATAAAATCGATCCTTGTGGATTTAAGACATCACAAGAGATTATTAATAAAATAAAAGAAATTTTAAGTACATGGCTACCCTTTTAGAAGAAGGAAATATTTATTTTGTACATGATGATGAAATAGAAGAAGATTTATCCCAGACTGAGGATACAGAAGTTATATCTATGTGGGTTAAAGATAGAGATTTCATTAGACCTACAACAGATATAACATTATTAAAGAAAATAGAACCAGGAGTTTATACTGCAGAATATGATCGAAATATAGGTATATATTGTCGTAAAGTACCAAATACAACGGATGAACTATTTATATTTTCAGATTCTTTGATAACCAATCTATTAGCAGAAATTGATTTATTTTGGAGTAAAAAAGAATTATATAAAAAAAATAATTTAATACACAAGCGGGGAATTTTATTAGAGGGATTTCCAGGAACCGGTAAAACTTCTATAATTACAATTATATGTAATAAGGTCATTAAAAATGGTGGTATTGTCTTTAAAATTAGTAATGATAAGAGCTTAAATGATTATTTATTATTTATGAAATCTGGTTTTAGAAAAATTGAGCCAGATACTCCTGTAATTACTATTATTGAGGATCTTGATTTTTATGAAGAAGTTGAGTCTGAATTACTTGATTTTCTTGATGGACAAACACATATTAATCATCATATTGTTTTAGCAACTACTAATAATTCAGAAGCTATTCCAGATACTTTTCTAAGACCTAGTCGAATAGATCTTAGAATTGAGATAGAACTTCCTAATAAAATTATTAGAGAAGAATTTTTTAGATTCAAAAATGTTCCAGAAGCAGATATTAAACACTTGGTTAAAGAATCTGATGGATTTTCTTTAGCAGATTTAAAGGAGTTATATATTTGTATATATTTATTAGATTACCCTACTAAAGATGCAGTTAAAAAAATCTCAAAACCAAGGGAAAAGATTAATTATTTACAAAGTCCATTGAATTCTGGAAATATTGGTTTATAGTAACTCTAATTTTTATATTAATAAATTCTTATTGAGTTTTTATTAATATAATGAGTTTTAAATATTAATTTTATTACAAACTCTAATTAATTACATTTTAAGCAATTTTATAAAAAATATTGTGTAAATTTGCACTATAATTAGATGAAGAAATACATAGATAATTAAACTTATAGATAATAAAAATATATATTTTAAAAAATAAAATGATTATGAAAAATGTAGAATCACAAGGTTACAGCAAAGAAAAAGCTTTAGAAGCATCAGGTTTAGAAATTGAATTAGAGCGTATGAAAAATGCGACTCAGGCATGGAAAAAAGACGGTTCTCCAATGGGAACAAAGGCACTTAATTTGTTTATGGCAAATTACATGAAGAAAAATAAAGTTGCCGGAGCTTATTTGGTTATCGAACCAGCATCTGATGATACTAGACTTCGTCCTTATTCTGTAATTAATGAAGTTACTACTGGTAAACGTAAAGCTACAACAACTTACCAAATTAAGGAAGCTGAATTGAAAGTTAAACACGTAAAAACTGTTAATGAAGAAGGTGAAGAAAAAGAAGTTCCTGTTGTTACAGTAGTTAATACTGGAGCAGTAGAAGGAAGAGCAGGAAAAAAAGATTCCGCTTTCAAATTAATGAAAGAATTGATTGAGGCTAACAACAAAAATTATGTTGTTGAGATCGTTAAAGAAATCACTGATGGACAGAAATATGCTGGCTATGGTCTGTATACTCCATCAAAATCAGCTAAATTGGGGAAATTTAATTTCTTTGTAGTTGACTAATTAGATATAATATCTGAATTTAAGCCAACAGTTATTTTAACTGTTGGCTTATTTTTTTTGTATTTTAATAACAACAAGTAAAGGTGTAACAACTAATAAAAATTGAATGGATAGTACAACAACACATGATACCCTTCTAGATGATAGAATGAATGAACGTAGTCTAGGAACTGCAGTAAGGGACACAAATGGAAAAATTATTAGATATGATTATAAGATTTTAAACCATGATGCGCCTGCATTAGAAGGTTCATTTACACTCGATGAGATGAATTTAATTTATAAATTATATTCATTTTCAGGGGCAAATTTAGATAGAAGAACTGTATCAAGAGAATTTGATTTAATTATTTTTAATGATTTTATTCGAATTTTGCCTGCATTTCAAATTACAAAGAAATGTCCTCCTTTTGCTCCTCATATTTCAGAGATGTATACGATAGATGAATTAGTTGCAATTGGTAGACAAACTAAAGAGAATCAATACTTTAAAAAGATTGAGCAGGATAATAATAAATTAGATCAAATTCGTGTTCAACAATTACTTAAAGAAAATTTTGAATTAAAAGAAGTTATTAGAGAAGCAGAAAGTTTTCCAGGTTTAAATTTTGAACCTATTGAATTTGTTTCTTGTCAAAATGCATCAGAAAATACTCTTTTAGTTTATTTATCAGATATGCATATTGGTGCACATAACTCTGGTGAAGGTGTTTATGATAATCCTTATTCTGAGGAAGAAGTAACTAGAAGATTACAAAAAGTATTTTATAAAATTTCACAATATAAAAACGTAGATAAAGTAATTATTGTTAATCTAGGTGATGCAATTGATGGTTATAATGCAAGTACAACTAGACCAAGTTCTAATCATGTATTGCCACAAAATATGACTAATAGACAACAAGGAGAAACCTTTGTTAGAGTTGTTACAAATTTCTTTCATAATATTATTAAGAATATTAACTGTAATGAAATACAGTTTTATTCTGTATGTGAATCAAATCATGGTGGTGATTTTGAAGCTGCTTGGGTAAATGGCTTAATTTGTGTTCTGGATATGATGGGAGTTAAATGTCATTTTGCAAGAAAACCAATTGAATATTTCAATGTAAATAATAGAACTTTTATTTATACCCATGGTAAAGATAATCTTAATCAATTTAAAAATTTGCCATTAACCTTAGACCAAAAAGCTGAAGCATATCTAAATGAGTTTATTGATAGAAGTGATATTAGAGGAAAGATATCTGTAATTAAGGGTGATTTACATCAATCTGCAATTACTAAAGGTAAGAAATTCACTTATCATTCCTGTGCTTCATTATTTGGAAGTTCTCATTGGATTCATGCAAATTTTGGGTTTACTGCTTGGGGATGTGATTATGCAATCCTAGATAAAGATGGTAATATTATAAATGGATTAATTGAAGACTGATGGCGATAACATATCATGCTTTTAGGACATATGATTACAAAGGAGGAGAATTAGTATCAGAGATAAATTTATTTAGACCTGGACTAATTAGTGAATTAATACATTATATATTAATTTCCTTTTTAGAAGATGTTGATTATGGAGATATTGATGTAGATGATGAGGCTGCTATAAATAGATTTGAAGTAGAATACCTTAGTAGAGAAGAATGTTTTGAAGAAGTAGAAGATTTTATTGCCGATTATGATCGAACATTAATTATGTATAAATGTGAAGGTAATATACTTGAAGAAATTTATTTAGATAGACAATTGTGGAATGAAATGGTTGAAGAATATTTAAATGAGTGAAAACGGAATAACTCTTAAGGAGTTATTAAAAGGTAAATCTACAATGATTAAGAATAAGGAATTTTTTCCTACTCGTAATTATGTTGAACCTTTTATTGATAGAATGTCCAAATTTACACAAGACTTTCGTTTTGATGTAAAGTTACCTGATCAAATGACTGGTAATAAAGAACATACAGATATAACATATAATAGAGTATTAATACAAGCTGTTTTACCTGAATCTCATATGATTGATAATCATGATGAGGTGATAGGATTTCTGTATGGTATTGATGTAAAGAAACCAGTGGTTAAGATTTACAAAGGACATTTAAATAGGGCTTGCACAAATTTATGTGTATTCAATCCATCATGGATTAATGTTCAGGAATTAATTCCTGGAGATCCGATTAATTTTAATCCAATTAGTGAATTATTAGAAATGCAGAGTGATTTTGCATTAAGACTAAAATCATTAAAAGATACTTATATCAACAGAGATGATAGACGTAGGTATCTTGGGGAATGGGTGGATTATGCTCTTAGAGAATCACAAGATTATGGATTTGGTAAAGTTAAGTTGGCGGTAAGTACTCCGATTGATGCGTATAAAGAATTATTTATAAATCAAGAAAGTGAGTATTATGTACCAATGGGAATTGATCCAAGTTTATTTGATATATATAACAGTTTTACTCAAATTATCAATGATGATCGCAAAGATCTGATGAATAAATTTGAAAAGACAATAATTATTAATAGGCTATTAGGAATATAATGGAAGAAAGAGAAAATTTTAGTATTCTTGATTTATTTATACAAAAAGATCAAGAGGATTATTTTTTAGATAATTTTTATGCATATGAAAATATAGAAGATCAGGATGGAAATCTGTTATTTGAGTTCATTGAAATGACTATATTAGATTTTGATTTAGAAGATAGTTATAGTAAACAAAGAGTTATTTACAGAAGAGTTTACGATAATAAATTCTTTGAATTTACTTATGCAAGATTTTATGATGGTCCTGAATTTGAAGAAGAAGGATGGGTTTTCTTTGAAGTATTTCCTCAAGAAAAATTAATTATTGAATATGTCTAATAGTTTTCAACTTGGAGGGGATCAACTTCTTGCAATTGAAACTGTTAAAAAATTCTTAAAATCTTCCGATATTGCTATATCTATTTCTGGTTTTGCTGGTACTGGTAAAAGTACTATAACCAAAGAAATAGTGAATTATTTAAACGATGAATATATTTCTTATGTATTATGTGCACCTACTCATATTGCTAAGTTAGTCTTAGAGCAATTTACTGAAGAGGAAGGGATTACATTACATAAATTACTCGCATTAACCCCTGATATTGAGATCCTTAACTTAGACTTTAAGGATCTCAAATTCTTAACAAATAATAAAATAAGTTTATTTCCTGCAAAAGGTGTTGTTATTTGTGATGAATCATCAATGGTTAATGATGAATTATTTGATCTACTGATTATGAAAGCCCACGAATATTTTGCAAAGATAATATTCGTGGGTGATGAAAAACAGCTTAGACCAGTAACTGCGTTAACTCATTCAAAAGTATTTAATTTACCTAATAAAATAACACTGAATAAAATCTATCGACAATCTTCTGAAAGTGGCTTAGTTCCAATACTTCCAGTTTTAAGGGAAAGAATTATAGATAGATTTTATGATTCTATTGGAACAAAAGGTTCTCTTACTTGTCATACAGATATGAGAGACTTTTTTTCTAAAATTATACCAGCATTTAGAATTGCAATTGAAAATAAGGATATTTTAGAGACAAAAGTATTAGCTTATACAAATGATAGAGTCGGTGTATTTAATAGAAAAGTAAAAGAGATTATATTTGGTTTAGAGAATGAGTACAGTAAATCTGAATTTTTAACTTGTTATGAAAATCTGGAATTTAATAATATGAATTTTTGGAACTCAATGACATATATTGTTGTTAGTGATCCAGTTAAGATTAGTATTGAAATTCCATATTTTATGTCATTGCCAGGTTATAGATTAAATTTATATGATGCGGCAAATGATGTAACTGGATATGTCTGTATTTTAAGTAAGTATATTTCAAAAGAGTATCTTGATTCTTTATGTTTTGTAATTGAATCTACTAGATTAGATGCAATTGAATTAAAACGAAGAAGATCAAGAGATGCTTCAAAAAGATGGAGGCAATATTATGAAATCATAAATAGTTTTGCTTCACCAATGGATTTATATTTTGATAATAGGTTGATTAGAAAGAAATCATTTGATTATGGTTATGCTTGCACAATCCATAAGGCACAAGGCCAGACGATGAATGACGTATTCATAGATATGAAGAATGTTTCAATTTGTAGAGATCCAGATGAATTAAGACAGCTACAATATGTATCTGTATCTAGAGCTAAAAATAACGTATTTATATATCAATAATGAAGATAATTAAAGTCATATATGACAGTAATTGTAAGTTTATTTTAGATATAATAAATAATTTACCTAATAAAAGAATCTTTATTGAGACTTATAATTATGAGAGTAAGGCTGAACAAAAAACTGCAAGAGGAATTTTAACTCGTTTTGGAACTAAGAATTTACCATTAATAGTTTTTGAAGATGAGAATTTAGTAGAATATAACGCTATTTGGAGTGAAAGAAATCCAAATTGGGAAGAAGAAATTAATAAAATACTTAATGATGAAAACTCTTAAAGGTTATTTTTATATTAATACAGGTTATATAGGTTCTCAAAGAGAAGAATCCTTTAATATTACAGTAGATGACAGTGTGTCAGGTGATTCTATATTAGAAGAAATGTTTGATAATTTTATGTATAATATAGATAAAGGATGGATAATTGAAGAAGAAAATATAATTGATTAATATGGAAGAATACTTTAAAAATGATGAACTAGCATATGATGCTTGGAGAAGCAAGTATCAATTAAATAATGAGACATTAGAGGAATTTTTTATTAGAATTGCTAGAGAATTTGATAGATTAGATAACTTTCCTCAATGTTTAAAACTTGATGAAGATAAATTTAAAAAATTATCTCCTTATGGTCAATCTAGAATTAAGGAGGATAAATACGAATTGTTTTTAGGCTTATTTAAAGATTTTAAATATATTATTCCTGGTGGATCTGTATTAGCTGGAATCGGTGGTACTAAACCTGTTTCTTTATCAAATTGTTTTGTATTAGAAACAGATGATTCTATTGAACCGATTTTTGATACTGCTAAAGCAATGGCCCAGATTTATAAAAGAAGAGGTGGTGTAGGAGTAGATTTATCTTCATTAAGACCACGTGGCGCAGGAGTAAACAATGCTGCAAATACAACAAGTGGTATAGTTCCATTTATGGAATTATATAGCCAAACTACTAATACTATTGGACAAGAAGGTAGACGTGGTGCGTTAATGCTTTCTGTTGATATTAATCATCCAGATAGTCCTGAATTTATTACAAGTAAACAGAATTTAACTAAAATTACAGGAGCTAATATCTCTGTTAAGTTAAATAATGAATTTAAAAAGGCTGTTGAAAATAATAAGGATTATATTTTAAGATGGCCCACAAATGTAGATTTATCTACTTATCCTGACGATGATTTAACACTTATTCCTTATAATAAATTAATTATGTTATGGGAAGGATTGTATGTTAAAAAAGTTAAAGCTTTAGAAGTATGGAATTCTATAATTGAATGTGCTTGGAATACTGCTGAACCTGGTATACTATTTTGGGATAACATTATTGATAATGATCCTGCAAGTGTATATCCTGAGTTTAAAGCAGTATCAACCAATCCCTGTGGTGAAATACCCCTTTCTCCTTATGATTCTTGTAGATTAATTGCAACTAATTTATTTAGTTTAGTATATAAACCATTTACTACGGAAGCCTATCTTAATTTAGAAAAGGCATATGAAATATTTTATGAAGCTCAGATTATTGCTGATATCTTAGTTGATTTGGAAATAGAATATGTTCAAAGGATTATTGATAAAACTGAAGGTGCTGAAAAGGAACTTTGGATTAAGATCAAAGAAATTGGACAAAAAGGTCGTAGAACCGGAACTGGTTTAACTGGTTTAGGTGATATGTTTGCGGCTCTTGATGTTCCTTATGGTGATGAAACTACTTTACATACTATAATGAGAACTAAAATGGAGGCTGAATTTGATGCATCTATTGACTTAGCAATTATTAATGACCCATTTCCAGCATATTCTGTAAGTAATGAATGGGATAATTATGATGAAACTGATATTGGGCCAACTATGGGAAATAATCCATTTTATGAATATTTCCAATGGAATTTTCCTAATCAATTTAAAAGAATGATTCAAAATGGTCGTAGAAACATTTCAATCTCAACAATTGCTCCAACTGGAACTATTAGTTTAATGGCTGGAGTTACAAGTGGTGGAGAACCCTTATATGATTATTATTATAGAAGAAGAAGAAAATGCAATCCTGGAGAAACTCCTGATTTTACTGATCAAAATGGGATAGGGTTTATGGAATATAATGTAATCCATCCTAAATTTAAAGAATGGGCACATATTATTGCAGGACCTATAGTTCCTCTTGATAATATGACTACTGGTGAATTAAATATTCTTGTAAAACAATCTCCTTGGTATAATCAAATAGCTGAAAAAATTGATCCTTCTGTAAGAATTAAAACTCAATCTATTTTACAACAGTACACAACTCATTCTATTAGTTCTACTATTAACTTAGCTGAATCTACCACAAAAGAACAAATTGATTTTTTGTATAGAGAAGCTTGGAATAGTAATCTTAAAGGAGTTACAGTATACCGTGACAATTGTAGAACTGGAATTTTACTTAAAAGTGAAGCTTCTAAACCAATTATCGAAGAAAGACCTACTGAAATAGAATGTAAAGTTGAGCATTTTAAGAATGAAAAAAAGGATTGGATTGCTTTTGTTGGACTTCTTAATGATTTTCCATATGAGATATTTACTGGTCCAAAAGATTTAGATGTATTTCCTATTCCTAGTAGTGTTATTTCTGGTAAAATTATAAAAGTACGTCAAGAGGATGGAACTTCAAGATATGATTTTAGGTATGTAGATTCTTATGGATATACAAATACCTTAGGAGGATTATCAAGAGTATTCGATAAAGAACATTGGAATTACGGTAGATTATTGTCTGCATTGCTAAGACAAAATATGGAAATTGTAAAACTTGTAAAAGTTGTAGAAGGACTTATTTTCAGTAATAAAGGTATGAATACTTGGAAAGCTGGTGTTATAAGAGCATTGAAAACATTTATTCCTGATGGAACAAAAGTTCATGGTGAAATCTGTGAAAATTGTGGTGGTACAAATGTAATTTATAATAATGGATGTAAAGAATGTAGAGACTGTGGCAGTAGCAAATGTGGATAAATGACTAATGAACAAATTTTAGAAGGTAATAAACTAATTGCTGAATTTATGGGTTATGAAATACCAAAACAAACTCATAAACTAGATTGGATCTATTATAAAGGAGTATTACAAAATATGCTATTTCATTATTCTTGGGATTGGTTAATTCCAGTAGTTGGAAAGATTGAATCTATCTATGATAAGCATCATGGACATTTTGGAGTACATATTTCAAGTAATACTTGTTCAATACAAGGCACTAATTTATGGAAATCTTTAGAAATGGAAGTGGATAATAATGAATCTATAACAAGACCATATGGCTATGTTTATTGTTCAGATTCAAATGTTATATTTGATACTAAAATAGAAAGTACCTGGTATAATGTAGTAGAATTTATTAAGTGGTACAATAATTACAAAGAAAAATGAGTAAATATATTTATATCCAAGCGGATACTAATGACGGTGATTACATTAGTGAATTAAATGAAATAGATGAAGAAGATTTAGTATCAATTCTTCCTATTATTCAACAAGTTGCTAATAATTTTGGAGATTTTGGAATGGGAGAATTTGGAGATTCTGCTGATAAACTTTATGGAGAAATAGATAATTATGATTTATTTAGACAATTTGTTCCCAGAGGAGAATATGGAATTCATACAATTGTCGAAATAAGAATTTTGGAAGTAACAAGTGATAAAAAATTATTATAATGGTAGTATTTTTTGAAGAAAGAGATTTACTTTCTTTTGGTTTATTTATGGTGTCAGATTTTAGGAAAACAGCTTATATTAATTCTATGAAAGAAACTCCTGCATTAGTTCCACAAGTTTTAAGTGAATGTGGGCAGGATGATTTAGAATTATGGATGTATTATAAACAAAATACAGAAAAGGGACAAGAAGATGCTTAATGTTCAGGTAATAAATAAATCATATAATGATTTACCAGAATATTCTACAAAAGGATCTGCTGGAATGGATGTAAGAGCAAATGTAATAAATGAAGTTGGTTATATTACTCTTTATCCTAATGAAACAAAGTTAATCCCAACTGGATTGTTTTTTGCAGTACCAGAAGGATATGAAATGCAAATTAGACCTAGAAGTGGTCTTGCATTGAAAAATGAAATTACAGTTCTAAATACTCCTGGCACTTTAGATAGTGATTATATTGGTGAGTTGGGAATTATTTTACATAATTTCGGGAAAAGCACATTCTTTATAAATAATGGTGATAGAATTGCTCAGATAGTGTTCAATAAATACGAATCCGCAGTATTAGAATCTGTTTCACAATTAAATGAAACTAATAGAGGAACTAGTGGATTTGGATCAACTGGTATTAAATAGTATGAAAATAGTACTAAGAAATGAATATTCAGTAACTATGCCAAAGGTGTTTATTACTGAAATTGATTTTAATATAGAAGAATTTTTAAAAGATTCAGAAATACATGATGAAGATGATTTAAGATACAGATTAGAGGATTTAATATGGGATGCTAATTATCAATATTTTGATAATGGGGATGAAGACATAGAAAATGATGATTTAGAAACTTTCATTGAAAATATAAATGAATTAGTTGAAAAATATTCATATTTAATTATCACTGAGTTAAAAGAAACATGTTGTAATAGCGCTACTGAAGAATCCAATTTTTGTAATATTTGTGGTAAAAAATTAAAGTAATGACAAGGTTAGAAGGATTAATTGAGGTTTTAAAAGAGAATGATTTTGACAATGAAGTAATAGATGAACTTATTTTAAAATATTATTCAACACAAGATGATATTACATTTTATTCAGAAGGATATACTTTTAAAGTATATACAAATGATGAAATGGAAGATAATTTATATGAGATTGCTGATGTAATTTATTGTGAGGTTATATCAGATATGCAAAGAACTACCAGAAATATAACATATAGTGATTATGTTCTTGAAGAATTAAAGCGTGATAATATAATAGATAATATTTCTAAAGACTTAAATTATTTTGAAGAAAAAGAAGATTGTTTATTTTTAGGTGAAACTGGTAGATATACAGTTTGTGAGTTAGTATAATGGAAGAAAAAGAGTTTAAGAAATATAGATATTTAGGTTATTGGTATCCAGGAGTTCCAGAACACTGGAAACCAATAGTCCTAAATATGTTAAAAGAAATGGATGAATATATTAAACCTAAGTTAGTTCCTAGGTTTATATATAATTGGGTTGCATGGTTTGCAAGAAGAGGAAGTGTTGTAAATGTTTCAAATAATTTTTGGTATAAAATTTCATATTATTTAAATAAAGGGAATTTTATTACTGATATTAAAGATAAATATGCAACTTTAAGAGTTTATGGTTATTTTGATAATTCTGTTGATGAAATAATTGAAAAAGCTGAAAAACTTTGTGAGAATACTTGTGAACGATGTGGTGGAACTGAAGAAGTAAAAGATATAGCAATTAAAGGATGGGTAACCAATCTTTGTATTAATTGTAGAACTGAATTAAAGCCAAAAAAGAATGATAGTAATATCGGAAATAGTACTAGTAAGTAGAAATGCACGTGATAAAGTTCAGGTTGCAATTACATCATTAAGTCAGAATGGTAATTCTTTTATTATTAATAGAAAAACTGGTCAGTATAAAGGAAAAATGTCAGTTCAACCTGAGTTAGTTATTGAAAAAGGTAAAGCAAAAAGGTCTGTAATTCAGCAAGCAGAGTTAGAATTTAATAGTATTATTAATAAATATTGTGATAAAGGTTATAAAAAACTACATAATTTAACTGATACTAAATTTGAAGAAATAGAAGATTCTGAACTTAATGAATTAGTTCCAACCATTAAAAGTGATGATAATGGAAACAATAAACCTATGTTAGCTAAATCATTTGATGATTGTCAGAATTCTGTATTGGAAAAACCAATGTATTGTTCTCGAAAACTTAATGGAGTTCGCTGTCTTATTAGGCAGGGTAGTACTAGTAGTAGAGGTGGTAAAGATTATGATTGTTCTACTATAAAAATTATGGAAGAACTTGAAGATTTCTTTATTGATCATCCAGATATAGTTCTGGATGGTGAATTATATATTCATGGGGAGTTTCTACAAAGAATTTCTGGTATTGCAAGATTAAAAACTTGGGAATCTAGGTGTGATAGATTACAATATTGGATTTATGATATAGCTTCTGAAACTGAAACTTTTGAAGAAAGATTAGAAACTTTAAAAGAAATGCAGGAGATATTTAAATCTGCTACATATGTTAAAGTTTTAGAGCACGTACTTACTGAGGGTTGGGATAAAGTTAAAACTTTACATGATAAATGGGTGGCTGAGGGATTTGAAGGATTAGTCGCAAGAAAACCTGATAAGGTTTATCAATTTGGAAAGAGAAATTCTACAATGATTAAGTTAAAAATGACTAAAGATGATGAGTTTGAAATTATTGATTATAAAGATGGGTTAAGACCTGAAGATTTTGTATTCGTATGTCAAACTAAATCAGGTAAAGTTTTTGAAGCTAAACCATTAGGAAGTAGAGAATTAAAAGCAGAATATTTAGAGAATATTGATAATATTATTGGTAAAATGGGAACTGTTAGATACTTTGAATTATCAAAGGATGGAATTCCATTACAGACAAGATTATTAGCAATCAGGGATTACGAATAAAAATTAAATTATGAAATTTAGAAAAGTAGTTGAGACTTATATCTTAAATGAAGAATTATTAGATATGGTAAATGAAGTTTTAGAATGTGATGATAAAGAACCTTTAACAACTTTGGAAAATTTAACAATTGAGAATTACATTGAAATCTTTGGAGAAGATTGGTTTTATGAGGAATTTGAATATGCAAGTGATGATAATTCAGTAATTACGATTGTTGAATAAAAATGAATGACTGCAAACGAATTCAATAAGAAATATGCAGACTTTATAGTTAAGCGACATCCTGGATGTTGTTTAATTAATAAGTCTGTTATTGATTATTTAGACAGAGAATTTGAGGAATTGATTAAAATCCCAGGTTTTCAATTCCACGAGATTAAACCAAGGTTTAATTTCTTTAGATTAACAGGAACAGATTTATCTCAAGAAAAGATTTGGGAGATTGAGAATAAATTATATGAATTACATAAACAATGAAATTAATAATAAAAGAAAAATCAAAATCACAACTTAGGGAAGTTTATGTTATTGAAGTTGATTTTATGTTTGGGGACGCAGATGGTAATGAAACTTTAACTTTTGAGTTTTCTGAAGCAGAGTATGCAGATTTATATTTTGCAGATGAAGTGCATTCATTTATTAAATCTATATTAGAAGCAATTGATATAGATCGTCTAGGAAGAGGTGGTTTTGAATCTTCAAGAGAATGTATAAGATGGTATGGTTTAGGTCAGGATTATACATGGAAAAATAATAAAATGGCATATGTTGAAGTACATAATCCAGTTTATCAGTGGAATAGATTTTGTGAAGATGATTATGATATTGAAGAATTTGAAGAGTTAGAATTTAGATCGGATAGATTTTTATATAGCATCCCAACTTACTCTGATAGATGGTATGGTTCATATGAATCTATTACCATTTCATATTATGATGATCAAGGATATAAATATTTAGTAGAAATTGATGAGAAAAATTAGTGCAGAAATAATTGCGGACAGTACAATACATGGCCATAGATTGATTACTTATATGTTGACTTATCCAAGATTTATACATGCAGAACTGATGACACATCGTGTGTTTTCAAGAAATTCGGCTAGTAGCAGAGCCATACCATTTGAGAAAATGATAAAATCTGTTGGAGAAGATCCGTTTATTCCTATTGCATGGCAAAAAGATCATAAAGGTATGCAGGGAGCACAATATATTACTTCTCCACAGGGAATAGAACATTGTAATAATTTATGGGAAGTAGCAGCAGAACAAGCTGTTAAATCAGCTAAGATGATAAGAATAATGGATGGAGAAATTGAGTATCCCGGTACAATTGAGGAAGTATTTTCTGATTTTGAAGATGAGGATGAGATTTTAATTACAAAACAACTTTGTAATCGTCTTTTAGAACCGTTTTTATGGCACACTGTAATAGTAACATCAACTGAATTTTCAAATTTCTTTGAATTAAGATGTCCTAAATATATTCAACATACTATAAACAAAGTAAACACTTTTTACAGTAAAAAAGATTATGAAAATAAGTATGGTAAACAAGATATATCTGAATTAGATTGGATTAAATCTAGTCAATCAGGAGCTGAAATACATATTCAAGCATTAGCGGAAGCTATGTGGAATGCTAAAAATGAATCTACTCCTAAAGAATTAAAAGAAGGTGAATGGCATATTCCTTTTGGAGATAAAATATCTGGAGATGTTACAAAATGGTTTTCAACTATTGAAGATCAAGCATATTGGTTAGGAAAAGATATGACTAAGTTATTTCTTAAAGTAGCTGTTGCACGATGTGCTAGATTATCTTACATGACATTTGATGGAGAAATAGATTATAAAAAAGATATTCAACTCCATGATACACTGTTAGCTAGTAAACACGCAAGCCCATTTGAACATGTAAGTCGAGGTTTAACTGAAGAAGAATATAACACATTAGGTAAAATGATATTAGATCCAGTTAAAGGTTATGTTTTTGAAAAAGGATGGGCTGATAATTTTAGAGGATTTATATCTTATAGAAGAATTCTAAATTTCTAAATTTTAAAGGATTTATTAAAATTTTAATTATTATCTTTGCATATAACTTTAAATGAAGAATATGTCAGGAATTTATAAAATTTTAAATAAATCCAATAACAAATGTTATATTGGTAGTACAGTTAATTTCGGTGATAGAAAAAATTTACATTTTTCTAAATTAAAACGAGGAAAACATCATTCAATTATTCTGCAAAGAGCATATGATAAATATGAAATAGATAGTTTTGAATTTATTATTTTAGAAGAGTGTGAAAATGAAAAACTTCTAGAAAGAGAACAATGATATTTTGATAATTATAAACCAGAATATAATGTTGCAAAAGTTGCAGGAAATACACTAGGTGTTGCCTCTACAAGACGTATAGCTATAGTACAATATGACTTAGATGGAAATCAAATAAAAATTTGGGATTGTTTAGAAGATATTAAAAAAGAATTAAATTTGGCTGCATCCTCAAAGATATCTGAATGTTGTAAATTAAAACGAAATAAAATTTATGGCTTTGTTTGAAGATATTTAGAGGATAATCCTGGATTTTCATTAAGTACAGTTAGAAAAGGTAAATGTATTGCTGAGATAGATTCTTGTGGAAATATTATTAATGTATGAGAAAGAATTATAGATTGTGCAAATGATATAGGAACATCTTCTGCAGCAATTTGTGATACTTTATCAGAAAAATCCCGAAGAAAAACAATATATAATAGAATGTTTAAAAGAATAGAAAAAGAAGAGTTAGAACAATATCGTTATTTAATAGAAAATAAAAATGATTGATAATATAACTTTAGAAAGAATAAAATTACTTCATCCTAAAATTAGGAATGAAGTACATGATATATATGTAAATGAAGTTGTTCCTGCTTTAACAGGTAAATCAACTTGTAGATTTGCATACACATTAAGAACATTTGCTGAACAAGATTTATTGTATGCACAAGGTAGAACCAAATTATTTGATGCAAGTGGAAATCGATTAGGTATCGTAACTAATGCTTCTGGTGGAAAATCTATCCATAATTATGGATTAGCTTTTGATATTGTATTGTTAGAAAATGCAATTGCTTCATGGGATATAGTAAAAGATTTTGATGGTGATCATGTTCCAGATTGGATGGAAGTTATTAATATCTTTAAAAATAAAGGATATGAATGGGGTGGAGACTGGAAAAGTTTAAAAGATACACCACATTTACAAAAGACTTTTGGATTAAACTGGGCACAATGTTCAGCTATATATAAAAGAAAAGGTGGATTAGATGCTGATGGATATATTATTTTTTAATTAAATGGAAGAAAAGGCATTAAGATTTAATAGTGGAAAACCTAAATGGTCTTTAGTTCATTATAAATCAATAGTTCCCATGATCCGTGTATTGGAATATGGGGCACATAAATACAGCACTTTTATAAGTCAAGATGGATCAAAAACTGTAACAGGTGCTGAGATAACTCAAGAAGAAGCAAAGGATTGGATTTTATTAACCTCTGGAAGAAATAATTGGAAGAAACCAATGGATCTGAAAGAGATTTTAGAATCTATGCAACGACATATAGCTCAATTAATGGATGGAGAAGATTGTGATTTAGAGTCCGGTATTAATCATATGGGACACATAATGTGTAATGCAATGTTCTATAATTATCATAAAGATAATGAACTTTTAACTTAAAATGGAAAAGAAGGCAAAGTTCAAAGTAGTGCATAATAAACCTCAGTTAATTTGCTCTAAATGTAGTGAATTAGTGAAATATTCAAAAGATTTCTCAGAAGAGGATTGGAAAGCATTTAAAGGAGAGATTTTATTAAAACCACAATTTTGTGATAAATGTGAAGAAATTTTAAAATATAAATAATGCAATATATTAAATTTTTACAAGGATTACCAGGAAGCGGAAAAACTACATGGGCTAAGAAAGTAATTGAACTGAATAAAGACTATGTAATTGTTTCTAGAGCAGAAATATCTAAAATAGTTGATGGAATCCCTTACACAGAAGAAATTCATAATGATGTGTTTGAATTGCAGAAGATTATTTGTAAAATATTTCTAAATTCTGGAAAATCTGTAATTCTTGATGATATGAATTTTGATCCAAAATATTGGGAATATTTTTCTCAATTATCTGTTTCTAGAGGCATTCCAATTGAAAGGATTTTCTTTGATGTGCTAGTTGAAGAATGTATCGAACGAGATTCAAAACGTGAAAAACCAATTGGAAAAGTAGCTATCGAGCTTGCGTATACAAAGTATCTTAAAGATAATAATAATGAATAAAGAGATTGTGATTAAAATTTTGGAAACCAATTCTGTTTCACGAGATGAATTACATATTTTTATTTCAGATTATATATTGGAAAAGAAAAATAAGAACATCTCAGGACAAGAATTAGCTGCAATTGAAAGTATGATCCATCAAGGATTTTTAAATCTAAGATTTGCTGCTGAACAAGCTGCATATGATTTGGGATTAACAGTATTATCTTTATTGGATAATGCTTCAAATCCTAAAAAAACTTGGGTATATGAATAAATAATAATAGGGAAGGATTGTAGTTTAACTACAGTCTTTCCCTATTTTTTTTTGATTTTTATATTTTTTATGAAAAAATATTTATATTTTTGATGATTAATTTAATATTATAATTCTTATGGAAAATTCAAATTTTGCTTCATATACACCGTACATTGATGATCTTTCATCTGATGAAAAATTAAAAGAATATTATACTCAGCATCCTCATTTTTCTAATGAGTATTTAGATAGATATTTAGCACAACTAACTCCTGAACCTAAAACTATGATTGTAACAACTCCTAAAGATGAAAAACATTACTCCACAAGTGATATTATAGGAAATAAAGAATATTTTGCTAAATTATTAGGAACTAAATCTAATTATGTTTCTCCAGTTAAAAATGAAATTACTGATGAAATTAGTAAAATGGATGTACCTGATGAAGATAAAGAATATCTAGTAAAATTAGCAGGAAGAGAAAGTAATTATAATCCAACTGTCAAGAATAAATTTGGGTACTATGGATTATATCAATTTGGTGATAGTGCTCTAAAAGATATTGGTGAGACTAGACAATCTTTTACAGATAGTGCAACACAGAATAATGGTGCACTAAAATTAGCTAAGTTAAATGAATCTCGTTTACAAAATGTAATGAGTGAATTTGTAGGTAAGAAATTTAGGGGATTAAATATCACAAGAAATGGAATTTTAGCTGCAGCACATTTATTAGGTGCAGGAAAAGTGCAGAAATGGTTTAGTGAAGAAAAACCTGATGCAAAAGATTATCATGATGGTTTTGGAACAAAAATAGAAGAATATTTAAATCTTTATTCATAATAAAACAGAAATACCCACAGTACAATCGTACTGTGGGTATTTTTTTTTATTCTGATGGATGCATAAACTCAAACATCTTAAGATCTTTATTCATTAATTGTTCAAATGTTTTATTTCCTCATAATACACTGTGTACATCTGTTGCAGTTTTAGTTCCTCAAGCTCAAAAAACTGGCTCAGTTTTTAAAGCTCCTAAAGTATTATTTCATAAATTTCCTTCACTTAATACTTTTTTATTTACGGATGCCATAAACTCTACTGTTCTTCCATCAATTCCATCAGTACCATTTTCTGCAATTCAGCCATCATAAATAGCCTTCATCATACCAAACAGTAAAACCATTAATAATGAATCTACCATTGCAAAACCTACTCTCTCATTTCTATGATCTTTATTTTTTGCAATTTCTCCTCAGTTTCCTTTTATAACATCTTGCATTAGATATCCTACAGAGTATAATAACCCTTCTTGTGGATGTCCTACTCATGCTAACATTGGATCTCCAGTATTTTCAGTAGTTGCTTTAAATCCAATAATTTCATCAGGATTTGTTTGACTATAAACAGGTTCTCTTCATAATAATTGACCTGTTTCCTCATCAGTTACTTGTTGATGACTTCCCATCATACTTTTATCTGCAGAAACTGGTTTACCAAATCACATATTCATCTTACCTGGCCAGAATTGAAGTAATTGTAATCAGATTATTCCATACCAAGTATTATGTCACTCGGCTTGACTATCTTTATCATAATATCCATAAACTGTATCAGTAAAAGATTTAAATCCAGTTCTTTCTTTTTCAGAATAAGCTTGATCTAATAAATCAGTTGCTTCATCAAGAATTGGATTGTTTCCTTTAGCTAATTCTGTATTTCTTTCACCTAAAATTATTGTATAAAGATTTCTTTGTTCATTATATTTTAGATTATTCTTTGCAGGAATATATTGTCCATCAGCATTTTTATATTTTTCTCTATTTTGGAAATAATATTCAAATCGCTTATCTTGAGTTGGATCATAGTGTATATAACCTTTATCGTCTAAAGTATGTGCATAAAAACTTCCATCATGAATCATTTTTGCAATGAATAGAGATAATCTATTATAATAATCAGGAATAGTATTACAAGCATACATCCATTTACTTAATCCTAACATAGCACCTCTTCTATTTGTCTGCATTTTTCTCGGTAAAGAATTAACATCCATATTTGCAAATCCATAATAAAGATTTATTCCATCCATTAAATTTCATTTTTTAGACATTTTATTATCAACTGCTAACATAATCTTCATTGCTTCTGCTAAATCTTTAATATTAAATGGTTTTTTTCCACCATAAATATTAAGGGCAGCCAATCCTACATTTTTATACAATCCAAATGTTAATTCCTTTGCCATTAAAGCAGGACGAAATCCTAACATTGCAGCAGTTGCAATGGTTTTCCCTGATCGAACTAATCTAATTGCATCACTTGCCTCTGGATCAATAATAGGTTCATCAAATAATCCTAATTTTATTCTATTAGTAATGTATTCTAATTGTTTAGATATGTTTTCTTTATTTTTTCCTGCAAGTAATTTCATTCATCAAACATATGATGTAATATTTGGAAGAATTGCGTCAACATTTGCTTTTCTTATACTACTGAAAGCAACTCTATGAGCTATTGTATCTAAATCCAATTCATAATATCCTGGGGAATTTTCATTAATTAGTCTAACTTTCATTTCATCTGATTGCATAGAATAAATATCATACATTTCATTGAAACCTAATTGTGTTTCTTTAATTCTATTTAAATCATTTTCTGAAAATTCTCTTGGATCTAAATAGTCCTTAGTTTCATCAAGTCATTTAGATACATCTTGTCATAATCCTGCTAATCCACTTTTTAAAATTCTATCATTTCTATTAATTTGTTGAGAACGCATTATTGGCATTTTGAAATAATCTCCAGAAATAATACTCTTTATAATTATACCAGAAGTATCAGTTTTAGTAATAGATTCTATACTTGTTAAATCAATTTTACCTCATAATTTTTCTGGAATATGTAGTCTATATTTTTTAATTTCAAATAACATTTGCTTAGAATATTCTTGTTCAGCCTGTGTTAGAGTCTTATCAGAATATGGATCTTTTAATGACCAACTATTAGAAACTTCACTGCCATCATGTTCTCACATATTTTTATTAAGAGATCTAACATTACCAATTCAATTTTGTGAAAGATTTGAGTAGTTTATTTTTTTAAAAAATTCATATGTAAATGCAGCTATTGTAGTAGATTGTTTATACATTTTATGTCTAATACTAGAATTTGCTCCTGTAATCATTTTATTAATATTCTGTAAATCTACAGAACCTATACGATCAGGAGTATTAGTTTTCAAACCACCAATAATTCCTAAAATTCTTCTACCAGTTTTATCATAATCTGCTTGTTCATCTGAATAAAAAGCTGCTAATAAACTTTTAAAATCAGAGAAACCAATAGCAAAATTTCTCATTTGCATAAAATCTCCCTCTGGGACATCTCCTGATTTAGCAACAATTAATGAAGATAGAATTGCAAAAACATATTCAAGTCTGTTCTTAAAATCAATTTCAGAACCAAAAGTTTTTTTCTTTAATTCTGGAAAAGCATCAGCAAGTTCTCTATGAATTTGTTTCAATTTATACAATTCCATTCCTTGATAATCTTCACCATATTTTAAAACAATTTTTTCAACTGATGTAGACTCTAAATTAAGAACTGCCTCTTGCATTTCTGTAACAGCTCTATCTGTAAGATTAAGAAAATTAGATAAATTTATTTTTGGAGTTATTCCTTTTGAAGTTAATAAATCAAAATATTGTTTTTGTATTTTATTTACATCAAAATATCTTGCCTGAGATCCCTCAACATTTAATGGTATTAAATTCTTAATTTTATTGAAATCTAAATCTAATTCATCATAATAATGATGAAAAAATAATAACATTTTTAAATATTCAACCTCAGCAAATGTTGTGTTTTTATCATATTTTGCATCACCATTTAATACAGTCAAACTAAATAAAACTAATTTATTACTTCTTTTACTTTTTAATAAGATAAATCCTAAAGAATCAAGTGCCATATTATTTTCAACAACTTTATAATCACCATTTAAATACGGAGATAGTAAGGCATTAACATGAAGGGTTTGGTGGTCATTAGCCATCTTAAGAGGTAAATCCGATTTATTTAGAATTGCCTCAGAAATTTTATCCTTTAATTGCGTAACTCTGTAATAGTTATTTTCCGATAATTTCTTAGTATATGCGTAAACTCTTTCTTTAAATTTTACCAGTTTTTCAGCATCTGATAAACCTGGTGCCCTAAATCTAAAATTTTCATCTTTAATTAAACCAAGTTCAAAATCATCAATTTTACTAATAAATTCTAATTTATTATTTTTTATTGCATCTGCAATTATTTTTTCTGGATCATTTTCATCCTTAGATGTTTTGATCTTATATAATGGGAATAAAAAAGCTAAATCTGCTAAAAATCTATCATTCTTTTTAGTATCATATTCTATATTAAACTTTTCAGGAATAATTAACTGAGCAGTTCTTGTTATAGTACCAGTAGATTGTAAACCAGTATTTGCAGCAGATAATGATACAATTTTTCCTGCGCTAAAATTAATTGGATTAAATTTATTTAAAGTTGAACGTTCTCCAATACTGATTGGAATAACATTTATAGAAATAATATTTTTAGCATTAATATGTTGTGCTAATAACTGTCTTTGAAGTGCTAATTCTCAATCTGTTGTTAATTTCTTTGTTGAATCCCAGTCTGGATAATCACGTTTTGATAATTTTAATTCAAAAATATGAACATTTCCATCCTCATCAACTACAACAAAATCTAATTTTCCTTTTAAACCAATGGCTCCACCATCTATAGTATCTAATATAACATTAGTTAATATAGTTCCTTTACTATTTAGAGTTGAATAAATTTTATATAATACATCTTTAATTTTATCTTTTCAATCCTGACTTTCTCCACCTAAATGCCATTTATTCTTTTCAATTAAATCATCAATATTCTGTTCAACACTAATATTAAATTCACCTTGAGAAAATTTAAGACTACTTAAAATTGAATGTAATCCAATTCCAAAATCTCTTAATCCTTTTTCTATTTCAATAACATCTTGAATATCCTTTGTATATTGTATGATTTTATTACTTATATCTGGATTATCAGCATATTGAGAAATTAGTTCTTTTAAACTTCAATCAATATGTGGATTAACTCCATCAGAAATTAATTTCCTTTTAACTTCTGATAGTATTCTATTTTCTTCAATATATTCAGGAGCTAATCTTTGTTTAGAAATTCCTAAAGTTCCTAAAAACTCTTCCTGTCTAGTAGTAATAAATTGTGAAATATCCATTTTACTTGGATCCATTGATATAGTTTTTCCTCTTGGAAATTGATCTTTAATTTTATCTACTATACTATTTACAATTTCATCAGAACTAAAAATTTTTGTATTTTTTAGTTCTGATGTATTTTTATAATAATATTCAGTTAATCCTGTTAAAGTTACAGGATGTTTAAAATTATCCTTTAATAAGTAAGTACAATTTATTGACATTGTATTTCTAAATTATTGTTTTTAATTTGTTCTGACATTCATTCACGGAAATTGGTTTCAAATAAAATTAAACTTTCATTTCCTATTTCATGAGAGAGTCTGGGAAATCTTGATTCCATAGTAGTATTTAATATAGAAAATATATTTGAATCTTCTGTTATTGGTTCTAATTCTAATTTTATTAAAGCACTATTTATTGCATTGCTAAATGATTTATAATCAATAATATTTTCAATTCCAAGATTAATTTTATTAGTTAATTTATTAATTAATTCTTCTTCTAATTCAGATAAATCTTCTGTTTTAGAATTAGAAAGTAATTTATAATTTTGTAATACTTCTTCATATGTATTTTTACTTAAATCATTGTATTTTAATGCAATAAAAAATAAATGTAAATACTCATGAATAATATTTTGTTTACCAGAATTAAGATTTGCAGTATTTATAACCAATCTTTGTCCTTGTTCATTAGATTCTATTCAAGCCTGTTTAGATTGAAGATCAGTATTATATACATGATCTACATCAATATTAAAAATTGTTGAAAATCTTTTAGTTAAATCTGAAAGTATAATTCTATTTCTAGCAATAATATCCTCAGGAGAATTATTATTTTCACCAATTTTAAGATCTAATTTTTCTAATTTTGATCCAATTTTACGATTTCCTTTCTTTGCATAAATTCACATTATATCATTAGAATTTTTAGGAATAGTTTTAATTACTGTTAGAATTTTACCCCTGTGTGAAAATGTATTAAATTCTATAGTAATGTTATCAGCTGAAGCAGAAGTAATTTGATATAATTTGTTTTGAGAAACCATATTTCCATCAACTGTCTTAGCTAATACAATATACGCTCCAGGTTGTAATAATTCTCTTTTTTGTTCAGTTTTTTCCTGAAAATTAGAATTATACAATGCTTTATTAAATCTTTGATAATAACCTCTTTCTAAAGTTTTTACATATAATCCAGTTCCGTTAATATTTCGTTTAAAATTAATTGCATTAATTAAATCCTCAGTAACATTAGTGTATCCTTCATAGTCTTTTGGATTTTTATTATATATTTCTTCTGCAACAAGTGTTCCTATATTTAATTGTCCACTTGGCATTAACAAAGCTGTCTGAAAATCTAAATTACTTGGGATAAAACATAACATTGAAGTTTTATCTTCTCCTTCATATAAAGTCTGTAAAAATAAATTATTATATTCTATATTTTCAATAGCAGAACTTCTACTAATATCACGTGTAGTAATAAAATTAGTTCGTTTTGATAAATCATTATCTACTAAATATTCATTTATTGGCATTAAAGTTTTTTTATCAAAATTAATCATTGCTAATAAATTTTTATCTTTATTTAGTATTTGATAAATTTGATTATATTCAACTCCTTCATTAGTTTGCTTTGGTATTATAACAAAGTCTCCTTCTGAACTTAATTCAAAATTATCAAAACTTGAATAAGAAAATTTAGCTGGAGATTGATCTTTTGCAATTCTATTTGCAAATTCTGACATTTCTTGAAATACTTCTCTAGTAACCTGTGGTTTTTTTCTATAAACATTTACTACAGAATCTCTACTAATTGCTTCAGAATAATATTTATCATTTCTTTTTACTAATATATAAATTGATTTTTCATCATCACTTATTCCAAGAACTTTATTATATCTTCTTTTACCTTTTTCATCAATATGAAGTATATAATCAGATGAATCAATAGGAACTTGAGGATTTCTTCTTAATTCTATTGCATCATAATTTTTTAATGTCTGAACTTTTTCTTCCCATGTTTGGTCAGTAAATTCATCTTCAAATGCATTTTTATGTGTTATTAGAGTTGTAATTCTATCTAAATTAACATATGGATTTTCTAATAATACATCTTGTTTTTCACCAGTATAAACTTTATTAAGCAATAATTTAGAAGGAGAAACATCTTTAATAGTATTTCAATAAGTTTTTACCTCAGTTTGTTTAGCCCCATTCTTTATTTTTTCTTTTCTAGTTTCACTTTGGACTCTACCACCTCTTACTGCGCTAGATAAAACTAATGATTTAGGTAAATATTCACCCTTATTTGCTTTTATAACAATTGAATCATTTGAATTTATTTCATTTGCTTCAGTAGTATTTAGTATTTTAGTTCCTTTAGCTAATTTTCTAAATTTTATTTCTCCTAAATATATTCTGTCTGTGGCAATTTTAATTTTTCCTTCACTATTATAAAATCCTCTAATTTTTATTCTATCATCCTCTATATCCACATCAACAGGAACAATATATCTTGTATAATCCTCTTTTTTAGGAATTAATATTAAATCTTGACCAAGACTTAGATTGGATTTTATAAAATTAACCATAGATTCTAAATCTGTAAAATCTTTAGAAGTTTCTTGTGGTGAATAATAATCATCCTTTTTTTCTAGATACTTCTGAATCTTTATTCCCTTTTGAGTTAAAGTAGATTTTAAATAATCATCAGATATTTTACCATATTCCTCTGATGCTTCTTTATTTTTATCTACTCAATTTGTTTCTCCTAAATTAAAAATTTGTTTTAAAAGTAAATCAAATTGTGTATTTAAAAGGAATTTTGAACCAGTTATTATATTTACTAAATCAGCGTAAATGGCATCTCTATTAGGATTTTGAGATAAACTGTCTAAAATTGGATTCTGAAATTCTAAATTTTCATTTTCTCCAATAAATTTTCCAATAAAAAATTCTTCTGGAGTATATTCTTTAGTTATGCCATATTTTAATAAAACATTTGATAAATTTTCTTTAGACATTAAAGATCCCTGATGTTTAAAAATTCCATAGAACATAGAGAGATAATTATTTTTATCATAAACTATTGTTGGATCTTCTGTTCCATTATTTATTACAGTAGCTTGATTTTGATCAAATTGTCCTGAAATAAATATTTTCTTATGTTTTAAAGGTCCTTTATAAAAGTTATTTAAAATAATAAATAATGCATTATCTGTTTGTGCTTCTATAGTTGTATCACTAAAACTGTTTAAATAATCCTCTAATTTATTTAATTCATCTATTGGAGCAGTAGTATTTAATACTCCAGTAATGTTTAGATTATTAAAATAAGTATCAATTTTATTTTCTGAAGCAAGATTTAATAATTCCTGAAAATTAATCTTCTGATATTTAGTTCCATTAATTTTTTTATAATCAAAGGCAATATCATAATTAAGATTCTTTCATATTGCATTTTGTAATGAATTATTAGTTACCTTCTTACTAATAAGTTCATTTAATTTAGTAATAACCTCGGAATCTTTAGTGTTTCTAATTATGTTATTTATTTCATTTACTGTTAAACCTGTATGTAATGAATTTAAATAGGCAAGCAAATTACTAGTACCTTCTTCTTTAGAAGTTGGGAGTAATTCTAGAAATTTTTGATCCTGTAAAGATATTTGGTTTACAGTGGAGGGGATTCTTAGTTCCCCCCCATTTGGTAATTTTACATAAAAATAGCACTTCATTATATACAATTATAATTAATTATTAATCCCTTTAAGTTAATTAGGTTTTTTAATTTATCTACATTTCTAGTTAACTCTAAATTTGCGTTATTTACTATATCCATTTCAGTATTAATAACATAATCTCCATTTACTAATGATAAATTATTATTAACTCCAGTTGTTAATTTATTTCTAACATTTAAAGTTAAAAATAATAAAGTATTTAATTTACTTCTATAGATTTCTATTCTAATTGCTGGATTTTCAATTGGTAATAAATCAAGTAGTTTTGCTTCTCCTCTATCAATTGCAACTGAATATTTTATATATTCTCCTGCAATATTATTATTATTCTTTATATAATCCTCAAACATTGGAGTTAATCTCTTATCTCCATAAGAATCATTATTTACAATTAAATTATAAACATAAAGTAAATCTTTTCACTGCATATTAACTCCTCTTACATTTGGTATTTTTACACACTTTTGATCAATTTCATTAAATTGATTTAATAATATCTGAAATTTTTCCAAATTAATAGTTGAATTTAAACTGCTAATAGGAAAAGTTGGAGTAACCTGTGTTGTGGAAATATTAAAGCTATTTTTAACAGTAGATAATCTTAATATATTACCTAAATCTGTATTTTGTTCATTTTTTAAAATTTGTAATCCTAATACTTCTACCATTCTTTTAAAATTAGCAATACCAGTATCAGTTTTTAAATCAATTATATAATCAGGATCAGTAACTTTTACTGTTACAACTTTTCCTTGGTCAAATACTGTAGGATTTACAAGTAAAGCTCCTGAAGTTGAAATCTTAGCTAAATCATCTCTGTATAAAGTTATTGAGTTTATACCTGCTAATCTTAATCAATCCTGAACTTTAAATACTAATGCTTCAGCTTTTTCTCCATTTTTTAATCAAGAGGCAACAGCTAATTTATCATATAAATTAATTATTCTTCTAATCATAACATCATCAATGTTGATAGAAAATGCAGGATTACCTCTTCAAGTTTTAATTGCTCCTTTATTATATTGTTGGATATTTAGAGAATTTGTTCTGATAATATCACGCATTTGCGAAAATATAAAATTATACTTTTTTGACGATATTAAAAGTATATTATTAATAATACCAACACCATCAATCATAGCTTTGAAATGTGGTGAATTTTCTATCACATCAAAAATATTTATTGTATTTTTTATAAGATTGTAATAGCTTGTGGTTATTTTTCTATAATTTTCATTCTTTGGATGCATATAATATCTAAAGTCAAACTGCCCTCCCAATAAACTTACATTTTTAGTTTCTTCAACACCAGTTGAATTAATAAAAGATATCTCTACATTATTTGCTAAATTAAATATATCTCTAACATAACCTCTATCCTTTTCTCCTTCATGCAGAAGTGGATTTTGTCTAATGACTCTATTAATTAATGAAATTCTAAATTGTTCAGATGTATCCCAAGTTGAACTATCTCTTAATTTTATTGCATCCTGTCCAAATATGGCACCCTCTCTATTTCATAGAATTTGATCAAATCCAGTTAAGAATCTATTTAATTCTATAGAATTAGCAGCAATTTTCTGATTAACTTTTAACATACTTGCTAAAATCTTAAATTCTTGTGCTCCTTCATAAATATCATGAAATGTTTCTAGATCTTTAAATTGCTGTAATATAGATGCCTCTAATTGTTTCTTTTCATTATCAAATTGTGTTGAAATTAATATAGTTTCTTTCTCAGTTTTTGGAATTATTTGAGAATATTTTTTCTCAAGTTCTTCAATTAATTTTGTTTTATCATTATTTAGCATTGTTTCATAAGATACTAATAATTCATTAATATATAATTTCTTTGGATCTTTAAAATAATTTGTATTTAATCCTTTAATTAGATATTGAACAATTGGAGAATTCATATATTTTACTACTTCATCAATTGAAATTCCTAATGAAGTTAGGTATAAATGGGTTCCTAATAATTCAGTTATTCCATTAATTTTTGCCATAACTAACTCCTTTGCATTATCAGTTGCACCTGATATAATATTTGAAACAACTACTGCAGCTCTATTGTTAAGAACATCCAGCTGTTTATTTAATTTAGTTAATCCAAAAGCATCTTCTAATTCCTTAGTCATTTCTTTAGATATATTAATATCTGCAATTGAGGAGATATTATATGATTTACCATTAATATTAAAGGTTTTCAAGAAAGCTTTATTACTTAATCTTAAATCTTCTGGTTGAGTTTCTAAATGTTTATATCAATTATTGTAATAATTAGTTAATGCTAAAAATACTTTTAATCCATTTGCACCAATACCTACATCAGCCTTACCAACTGCTGCCTCTTTCTGTTGTTTATAGAAACTTAACATATCTCAATTTGATAAATTTCTATAACTTGCATCCATTCCTGCATTTTTTGCAGCATCATGAAGTGATTCTACATCTACTGGTATAGAAGAAAGAAATTGACTACTTGGGGCAGAAATAACTTGTCTAATTCTTGCAATAACAGAATTTTTTACTGCATTTTTAGAATAAATAAATTTCTTAAATGAATTATGTTTATTAACTAAATTTAAAACTAAGTTTGCATATGGATTTATATTATTTTTAATAACAATAACATCTACTTGATTAAGTTTTCTTAAGATATTTCCAATAATTTTTGCTTCATCTAAAGATAAATTAATATCTGAAAGATCTTCAATATCACTTGGAATATTAGTTATTTTTGAAAAATCTAATATATCTTGATCTAGATTAATACCATTATCATTAAATGTGTATTTTTTATATGAAGGTAATGGAAATTTCTCTAATTCATTTAACTCCTCAACTGTTGAATAATTTGATAAATTAGTTCAAGTATCATATTGACCACTTTTATTAAATCCATATCCCATGATATATGCTTTATCAATATCGAAGTCAGATCCTTGAATTCAAATCTGTCATATTGATACATAGGCATCATTTGATTCTGTACTAAAATATCCAATATTCTTCATCTCCATTGCAGATTGTAAAGATTGTGCTGGAATTCTAGAAACAATAAACTGATGTGATTTCTGCCATGAAGCATAAACTCTTTCTGATAAAGTATCTAATACTCCCTCTTTGTTATTAATAAATCAGGTATTATCTAATACTTTTGGAGATTCTCTATATCCAGTAAAGTTTTTAAAGATTGAAAATGATAGACTATTTAAATCATACTCTGTAAGGGTGTGATCTCTATTACTTTTAACAACATTATTAATCTTATTATTCATTAAAGGAATAATTGATGAAATCTCACCTTGAAATGAGTTAATAAAATCAGAAACTGTTTCTTTAAAATCTCTATATATAACAGTACTGTGTGTATCAGTTTCTTTGATACGAATTGGATCACCTATTTTTATATAAACAATATCATAATCTGGTCCAATTTTAATTTCTGAATTTTCTGGTTTCTTATATAATTTTTCTCCTGAATTAGATAATCTTGTCTTTTCAATATAAGATTTTCCATCCTTTACTTTTGGTACAAGATCAAAACTGTTAACTGGCTCAACAATACCTGTTAATTCTTTAACAAATTTCACAAATACTGGATTTTGTCCACTTTTAAGATTTAAAACCAGGTCAAAGGTTTTTGTTGGATTAACAACAGTGATATTCTCACCTTTATTAGTAGTTAAACTATTATGTATATCTACTACATTAAATTCCTTCTCTAATTTATTTCTAAAATATTTTGATCCTAATTTGTTTATCTCTACAATTGATGCTCCATCATTATCAAATACTGTTTTGTATATATTTGGCAATATTAGTTCATTAGGTTTAAAAACATAATTTTGAACATCAACTAATTTTGGTAATCAGAAATCTAAAACATCATTATTGATCTTTTTTAAATCATCACCATTTTCAGCTTCTGTTCCAAAATATGCATTAAAATCAGTATGCTCACTAACAAATGGTAAAAGTTTAGAACTATTTAAAAATTCTAAGTTTCGTTCAGTCCATTTATCAAGTATATGATTAGCTTCTTTAAAGTTATCAACAGCTTCTTTATTGTTAGGAACTATTGTTAAATTAAATGCCTTTAAGAAATTTTGTAAGATAATAAAATCTTTATTATCTGGTAAAATATTCTCTCCTGCTTTATATCTAGATAATAAGAATTTTAATTTAATAGAATCCGTATCAAATAAATTATAACTTCTAAGTTCTGTAGATATTGTAGTTTCTGTATTTACAACAACCTGTATTGGAGTTATAATATCAAAAGTTATTTCTGAAGGTTTTAAATCTCTTGGAATATTTATAATTTTTTCACAAGGTTCATTATTTGAATACATCTCTTTAAAGTCCTGATAAAGTTTTGGGGAAGATAAATTATGTCTTATTCCTTTAATTTCAACTATTTCTCCAGGATTAATTTTGCCAACTATTGTTTTAATTGGTTTTAATTTTTTATCCAAATATTCTTTTACAATCTCCTCGCTATTTTTACCTATAATTCCTCTTTCAACTGAATCCTGCATTGCTTCTTTTATAATATCTTCTTGCTTTAAAATATTTCCTTCTGCATCTTCAAATAATTGAATGATTTTGTGTGATGGATTTAAAATAGCACCTAATCCTGAATAATACCTTGTAATAAATTCAGAATTTAATCTTCCAATCATATGTTGAACAAATTTACCAAAGAAATGTTGATTACTAAATGGTAACATATCTCCACTTCCAAAACTTTCACTAATGATTTTAGATAAATCATTTGTTTGACTATTATTTAAATCTTTTGCAAATTCTTTTGATAAATTTAAATAAAAATCATTTAAATTTTTATCATCAAGTGAATCTAATGTTTTTAAATATGGAGAAGCTGCTTCTTTAATAATCTGAGCAAGATTTTGATAAACTTCATTTGCAATCTGAGAAGTCATTGGAGACTGAGCTAATGTAGAAATTAACTGTGTAATTTCTTTGATTTTAGAAGCATCAGCTGTGTGATTTGCATCCAACTGTGGACCCATATATTTATGAGAAACAGTTGTATAGTTTAATGGAGTATTATCAATTCAATGAGTAGATGGATTTATATTTGTAGCTCCTGCTTTAATTGCTGAAAGATTTGACATAATATGGATTAATCTATTTTTTAAAACATAATTACCTTCTTCATTATATGAAGTAATAATGTTAAATAATAAATCATTAGATGATTCATCTAGATTAAATTTACTATCAGTAGAATATTCTCCACCAAAAACAGTTCATAAGTCATAAAGTGTGTTAATTTTGGTAGGATTATATTCAATGCTCTCAAATTTTTGTAAAATATTATTATATTTTAATAATTCTAGAGATAATACATTATTTTCTATTTTAAGTTTAGAAATTTTGAAATAACTTCCATCTTTTCAGTAATATTGATTTAGCCCATCTTTTACAAATAAATTTATATTAATAGGTAATCCTAAAGATTTTTCTTGAAGATTTTTAAAAGCAATTGATGAATATTTTGAATTTCTAATTTTATCATTAGTTAATACGGTTTCTGCATCTTTTTTAATCATTATTCCATAAGGAGTTAAGAAAGTACCAAATTGTTTCTTTGTACCTTTATATCCTTTTCCTGGATAAGATTCTTCAACCATTTTGGCATATAAATATGAAATTACAGATGATCCATCATGAATATCTTGTTTATGACTTGTTTTAGCCATATTATATAATTCATCCTGTAAATCACTGATTGTTGCATGATTAATGTTATTTGGAACACCAGTTACTTTATTATGTACTGGTAGTTCAATAACCGCTGTAGCAACAACGTTTCTTTTACCCATATTAGCAATTCTTCAATGTGCCTCATTTTCAAAGTTCTTACTAAATTTATCATAATCTGTAGATGCATAATCTTCTTGTAATGCTATACCTTTAGTTTTATGCATATACTCACCTTTTAAGGTTAAATAATGATACTCTTGTTTAAATAAGTTAGTTGCTAATAACCATCTTTTAAGTATTGGATTAACATTTCCCTTACTATCATAGAAAGCATGCACATTTTCTTCTTCGTTATCTACAACAAAGCTCTTATTATAATTTTCTGAATTTATTCCTAAACTTTGTAATAAATTAGTAATTACCTCTGGATCTGCATCAGAATTTTTTGTTCTTTTTGTAGAGTTAGATAATTGATCAAGTTCTTCAGCAGAAAATAGTTCATTCTTACCTTCATCTTGTAACTTAGTTATTGCATTTTCAAATTGTTTATTTATAAATTTATTAAAGTTTCCTTTATTTGAAAATATTTTATAGTAATCTCATATATTTTGATTTATTGCAATACGTTTACCATAGAATGTATAATGTCTTTCAAGTTGAAAATTTACATCAGGATTTTTAAGTCTTGCCTGTCTTATTACTTCTAAAAATGCATCAGATTTACCCTCGAATTGTTTTAGATATTCATTAATTTTAGTTAAATTCTCAGCAATAGGACTTGTTAAATTTAATTCTAATCCCAAATACTTATATTGTTTAATTATTTCATGAAGATTGTCCGTGAAGAAATTTAATGATTGAGTTCTTACTAAATCTTGTAAAGCTTCTTCTGATAATACATTTTGACCAGATCTATTTCCTATAATACTTTTATTATCATAAGAAGCATTTAATCCAAATAATTTTGATAATATACTATTCTTATCAGAATAATTACCAACAATTACTGGAAATACTTCTGATTCTGCTTCTGGTCTAGTAAATGGATTCACAAAACCATAAAAGAAATCCGATATAAAGTTTTCTAATACACTAAAAGAAAATGCTGACTTACTTTGACCTTTATTAACTAATTCAAGTTTTATACCAGTTCCTTTTAAAATAGAATTATTAGCTAAAAGACTTTTATATGTAATGTTACCTGTTTCTTTCTTTTCAAAGTCAAATCGTTCTTTTAATGTAACAATATCATTGTTAAATAACGTAGGTGTTTTGAATGAAGGAATTTTCTCTCCAGTATATGTTGAAATAACTGTGATTGGAGTTAAAACATAATTATCCAAGAATACATCTAAAATATCCTGTATTTTAGAGTTTAATTCAGTAATTACCTTACTCTCAGACTGAACATTTTCTCTATCATCATCATTAACACTTTTTTCATTCTCTGCAATTCTTCCTAATAAATCATTATTATTAATTGCATCTAAATAATCCAATATTTTACCTTCAACACTAGAATTATTAGTAGTTCATTGTTTTATTAATTCCTCAGCCGAAAATGATTTAATACTAATTCCTAAAGTTCTTTGAATAAATTTTACCAAGTCAGAAGATGTACTAGTTAATTTTTTTATTCTTTCCAAAGATTTTGCTCTATCTTTTCCAAAAATAAATGTTTCTGGAGAATTTAAGAGATTTTTTAGATGAGTATACACACTTACTTGTAATGCTATCTTCTCTGCATTATGTGAGTATAATTCTTTTACATCCATTTGACTGGAGTTACCATTGAAAGTATTGTAATAAGCCCCATAGCAGTTATTTAACACTTGTGTTAATAATTCTGTTACAGGTTGAGTTTTGGTCTCCTTTTTAGCTATTTCATTTTTAAAAATACTTAAGGATTGAATAATATCAAATTTTGGTCTGAAAATTAAAAATTTCTTATTATCAAGTCCAAGAAATCCTTGTTTTTTAGCTTGACTTACCTTTTTTATGTATCATTCATACATATTAATAGGATCCTCATTAAAAGGTTTTCACGTTGGGTCATTAAAAAGTTCTATTGAATTTTCTAATTCAAATACATGCATTGTTGCAGCTAAACTATATAAATGCTTTGTTTCTAGAAATTGACCAGTAGGATTTCCTCAATGATCATAATGTGGTATAATAGCAATAGTATTCTTTGTTAAGTCATCTGATAAAGTTTCTGCTGCTTCAGACATATGTTCATCTTCTGCCCAATACTCAGTTTCAAATCCTTTAGTAGTTGCAGTATATTTAATACCCTGAATTGGATCTTCAAATGTATTGAATTCAGAAAAATTAACTTTAATCTGATTTCTGTATCTTGTAAATAATATATTGTCAAAGTTAACTAACATAATAGCTGCATTATACGCATCTAATTTTGTTCTTAAAGCTCCATTTGAAATACTTCCTTGTAAATTTGGAATCTCTTTACCACTAGGTAATATTACTAAATCTTCATCAGAAGCAATTACATCTTGAAACTTACTAATAACGGGTTGATATAATGTATAATTAATTACACCTTTTTTATTATAAATATTTCCAATAAATTTATCTTTTTGAAAATATAAATGCCCATTTTCTAAATTACCTCCTGTATATAAATATCTAACAATTCTCTCAAACAATCTATTCTTTAGATTCTTTAAACTTTGATTTAATTTTACTGGATCATTAATAAATTCTGAACTATCTTTATCACCAAGTTTAGTAGCCCTCATAATTAATGCATTTGAACTTTCTAAAAAGTATTTTTCAGCAATATGAAGTGTATGAAATAAATCAGAAACTATTGGAGAGTTAAATAAACAATCAATATTATTAATTGGTCTGTTTTTATTAATTCTATTAATAGTTACAGCAGGTTCTAAAATTTCACTTAACTGAATTCCATAATCTGTAATTATAGAATTAAAAGTACTCAGTGATTGCTCACTAAGTACTTCTTGTGCTTCCATAACATTTGATACAGTTACCCCATGTTTATTAAATATGTCTAGAATTTCTTGTTCAGTTTCTATTTTACGTTTAACTAAATCCTTAATAATCTTCTGTTGTTTTTCTATAGTACATGCCATAAATTTGTTCTTTTATTAACACTCAAAGAAATCTTCAAGTGATTCATTATTTTTATATTTTCCAAAATCAATTTGTAATTTATCTAAAACATAATTCATTAAATTAGATTCTATTCCAACATCATGTTTTGGTGCTAGAAACTCATTCACTTTTATTACACTCAAGTCTTTAATATGATTTAAAAACTCTGATAAAGTTAAACTTTCAGATCCATCTATACTTGGGAAAACTTTAGTTTTCCATTTCTTTAATAATTCTTCAAATAAAGTATTATCATCTGCATTATCAGATTCTTTAACATCACTTAATTTGTCTTTAAATATACTAACTAATTTCTGAACTTCTGATAAATCATTATATCCAGGAATTGGAGTTAATATTTCACCTATTTGAGCAATTGCTACTTCCTTTGTAATTGGCAAAATAGGTTTAACAACTTGTTGCATTTCAGTAAGTAATGCATCAGTTTTCTCCTCAGTTTTCTTAATTATAGTTTCTGGTTTTATAACACTACTTTTTGTAGAAAGATCAATTAATAATCTTGGACCTTCTGGCATAATTGTAGTATATACATTATCAAAAACTAATGGACTTTCAACTCTTTCATATTTTTCAGGACCAGTTGAACCTTTTGCACTGACAATTGGTACATTAAAAAATATACTTCCATCCTGTGCTTTGTCAGATTCTTTTGCTTCTCAAACTGAAAAGATTTTTCCAAGAGTACTATTAATCTCTTTATAACGACCTCTAATTTCAGGTAAATACTTTTCATTAGAAGCAATTATTGCAGATTTTCTATATAACTCAAATATATTTCAGAAGTTTCTATACCATTGTGTATTAGTACTTCTAACCAATTTTAACAGTTCATCTCTTAATAATTTTCTGTCTAATGGCATATGTTTACTTTGAAAATCTTCAACTGTTTTTAGAAGTGTTTCAATTACTAATCTTAATTTACTATCTTTTTCATTAGTAATAAGAGAAATAATATCCTTTTTCATAACATCTTTAAAGCTGTCTGTGTAAGCTTTTATAAACTCAGTTGATTCATCTTCACTAACCTTGCCTTGTTTAAAAAGTTTTATATATAGTTCAGAATTTTCTGTTGCAATTTCTATTAATTTATCTAATACTTGACTACCAGAAAACAAACTATCTCTAAGAGTTTCTGCTTGTTTTTGTGTATTAGAATTAGTTAATTTATCAATTAATACTTCATCAATTACAATTTGTTTAATCTCTTTTATATATCTTCTTCTACTTTTTAACAGTATTAATTGTACTTGTTTTGGATCCTCTATGAAAGTAACTGCAGCATATGGTTTTCCTCTAAACTTTTTATATAATGATTCTAATCCTAAAATTTTCTTGCCTGGATTATATGGATCATCAACATCTTCATCCTTTCTTGGCTCTCCAAAATTGAATTTTTCTATTTCTTCAATAAATTTAGCTTTATTAGTAGAAAATAATTCATAATGAATTTCATTAGTAAATACTCCTCTGTTATAAAAACTAATTCCAGGAATTTTCGAAATTTCTGTTAAAGTTAATCTTTTTAATTTATTATAATTTATATCAGCACCTTGAGTAGTTATTCTTGTTGGACTGATAATAGATATATCTTCAAATTTAACTTCAACCTCAGATTTTGCAGAGGTTAATAACTTTTCATAAGTTTTAATTGAATTAGAATCTTTTCCAAAAACTGCAGCAACAGTATCTAATGCACCAAAAGTAGCTAAATGTATGTAATAATCATTATTTGGAGAAATATTAACCTTTAAATATAAATTTACATGGTTATCATCATTCTTCAGATGTTTACTAGAATTATCAACCATACCTTTTGCAAAAGGAGCATTAGCTAATTCATCGTATTTTGTATTGATTAATACTAACTTAGTAGAATAATGATTCGGGATATATGCTTCAGTATTTGTAACTAATCTCATAATTTCATTATTAGCAGGTAATTTACCTTGCAAATTTCAGAAACTATATTTTAAACTTACCAAAGAAGAAGTTAATTTATCAAACTCATCTTTTGATATTACTTTCTGATTTTCACCTAAGCCAAATATAAAAGATAATCCAGAATTTAAATTAGTTCTATCATTCTTTTCTAATAATACTTTATCACCATCTACAATAGTAAACTTAACATTAATATCATTATAAAATGTATGAAGCATAAACTTATTATCATCTGGTTTTGTTTTTAATTTATTATTTAAAACAACTTGTGGTTGGGGCACAACATGATTTACTTCATCATCTGGCTTACCAGATATAGAAACTTCAGGCGATATTTCATCAGCTTCTTCAATTACAGCATCCTTTTTGAATTTAAAATTATCATCAACTAATGAAAAATTTGGATCTAATAATTTTGTTAGTTTCTCAATTCTTTTTAATTTAGTTTCTTTAACTAAATCCTCATTTATTGGTGTAATAAAATTAGGAAAATCTTCTGCTGTTGAAATTAAATTCAATGTAGTAGAATCCAATGTATTATTAATTGACTCATCATTTATTATAATAGATGCAGATTTTGATCTTGACATATATGTGTAAAGATTTCTTAATGCACCTAAAATATGATTACTTTTTATTTGTGAAGTTTTAAAGATAAAATAATTAACTTCTGATCCCTGAATATTATCTTGAGTAAATAATTTCACATTATCCATGGAAATATTTGCTTTAGTTAATTGTTCTTGTATATTTGGATTTAATGTTCCAGAATCAGTTAAAATTCCTATAACTGATTTTGGATTTTCCTTAATAATGTTAACTAATGCAGTTAACACTTTAGTTGGAATTATTTTATCAGTTGTAATTAAATCACCACATAAAGTTTTATCATCTAGATAATATTTCAATAAAATTCCTTTATCAATAAATCCCATAATCTTACTAGAATCTACTCTATAATCATTAAAGTGTTTAATACTTTTACGAACCAAGGAAGAAACATAATCATTATCTTCTCTTTTCTGTGAATTTTCGGCTCTAACAACTAAATTTATAAAGGGTGTAAAAATTCCAGAAACCCTGTCAACATTAAAACTTGCTCCAAAGAATTTTGCACCATTTTGTGATTGATCTCCAGCTCCTACAATTTTAATTAATTTTCCCTCAGCTCAGGCTTTCTTAGCAATTTCATTAATTACTCCTAATTCTAAAGCAGTGAAATGTGTTACTTCATCAATAAATAATAAATCTGGAAGATTTGTAACAGATTCTTTAATAGTAATTTTATCTGCATTTAATATGATGGAATTACCACTTTGAACAGTTACATATTGAGATTTGTCTTTATTACTATTTATATCATTAATTATTTCACTAATTCCTAGTTTATCAAATAATGTACTTTTATTATACTTATTTATTGTAAATTGTTTTGTATCTATACCTTCTAAAACATTTGTTTCTAATAAATCAGCTTGATCTAATTTTGGTCCAGCCAACCAAATAGTTAAATTAGGATTATTATTCATCAGGAATGTAATAAGTGATTTAAAAATAACACTTGTTTTTCCTGTTCCTGCATTTCCTAATACATATGAAATAAAATCCGTTGTAACTAAATCTGGATCAGTAGTTAATTTTACAATTGCTGAGAATAATTCAGGATTTACTGTTGAAGCATATAAGATTTCAGCTGCTAATTCTTGAGAATAGAATGGGACTTTGTTAAATCCTTCCATCTTTGCTTGTGCAAGAAACTTATTATTAACATCCTTTGGATTTAACACCATTGTAGAAGCCAGAATTCAAACAAAATCTGTTCTACTTAGTTCTTTTACATCTTTAGTAATTTCGTCAGTACCATCAATATTATAAATTGAATCAATATTATTTTTAAATAATAAATCATTATCCGTTAAAATCTGCGTAAATAATTGAATTAATTCTGTATTATTTAAATTTAAATCTTTTACGTACTGATAAATTGCTGATCTTATGTTTAATAACTGTCCTTCTTTATCATCTAGATTTGTTAACAAATCTGTAAGATCTGGAAGTGTAGGTTTTTCTTTAAAAATAACTGGTTTACGAAGAATTTCTTTTAATTCTTTTATAACCAAATTAGATGTAGCTGTTCTTGTAAGTTCAGATTCATTATATATTTTTCCTGAGTTTGATTTAGATAATTCTTTTAATGTCTCCAATTTAACTTTAATTCTGGCCAAATCTTTAAGCATTAATGCTGCAATATCAGATGGAACTGTTTTTAAACTTGTTGTTGGTGAAGTGATTTTATTTCTTTCTAAAAATTTCTGTCTTGTAACAATAAATCCAGATGGATGTTCAAAATCAACTTCTGTTAAACTTGTTCCTTCTACAACACTTTCTAATAATGAAATCATATCAATCGCATTACTTATTTGTGTTGTTCTTATACCTTCTATCAGATAATTTGAGATATTAGATGTTTGAAATAATGAAAGTTCTTCATTTTTTAAGATATCAAAAATTGACAATTTTTTAATACCTGATGAGGTTAGCAAAGGTACAATTTTTTCTGAAAGAAAATCATAGATAGAGTTTGAAATGAACTGATTTTTATTATCAGTGATTTCTTTTAATTCTGTTAATGTATTAAAATAATCTTTATTAGTATTTTTAAAATTTTTGAAATCATGTAAAATTCCTAATAAATCTCCAACAGAATCTAATAGTTCTATATGATCTAATGAAATATATTTAGGTAAATTATATTTCTGTAAAACAGTTTCCAAATCCTCTGTATCAGAACTTAATTCATTTTGTATTTTTTCTAAATCTCCCAGAATTTTATCAGAATTTTCAATTAAATCTAATAATTCAACATTAGTTAATTGAAGTTCTTTAAAATAATTTGCTTTTATATAAGATAATTTAGTATCTAATCTTTGTTCTATTAGTATTACTAATTCTCTATCTAAATTTTTAGATTGTTTAATCTCTTTAACAATTTCTTCTAATCCATAGTCATTGATTTGAAAGAATTGTGGAGTTTTTACAGCGAATTCTAATTTATTTTTAAGAGTCTGATATTTATTTAGTTTATTTTTAATTGAATTAAAATAATCAAGAAATGATTCTAATATACTTGTTAGATTAAATATATCATCATTATTAATTAACTCTTTTATATCATTATTTTTATAATAATTATTAAATAATGTAATAACTGAAAGAAGGGCTTCATATTTCTCTGTATTTGATAAATCATTTACTGACTTACCTAAAACTTTTGCCTTGTTAGCATATAAATCTTTAATAGAGGAAACATTTGTTGAGATATTTGGTGTATTTGTTAGAAAATCAATATCTGCATCAGTTAACTGTAAATCAGCTTGTTCTGTTTTTAAATTTAAATTATTTGTTATAATTTGATTTTGTGCAGTTTCTGTTTGTTCATAAGGCATCAAATTTACTTTTAATTTCTTATCATCCAATTCTTTCATCTGTTTTTCTATGTCAACTTTCTGAATTGAATCTGCAGAATCTAATTGAGTAATTAATTGATTAATTTGTTGATCTATTTGTTGATCATATTCTACTACCTTTGCATTAAAAGTATTTAATAATACATCATAATCAATAGCTTCTGATGGTAAATATGAGGCAATTGTACTGATAAAATTGTCAATAAATTCCTTCTTAGTTGTTCCACTTTCTGCATTAACAACTTGATTTAATTCTGCTTCTGTTAATTTCTTCCCAGTTTCATAATTAATCAGAACATCATGGTCTATTACTTTTTTAGCAACATTAGTTTTTATAACATCTCAACTAACAATCTTTTTACCAATTTTTTGTTCAATGTTATTTACAGTCGCTCTGAATTGCTCCAGATTAGCTTCACGATGTTCAGGATCCATATTCCACAATTCTAATTGACGAGAAATATCTAATAATCCTTTAAAAGTTTTGTCCCTTTCATAACTATATCCATTAGTCATATATTCAACTAGTTTTGGATTAAAGTCTAGTTCTAATTGTTTATATGCTTCAGTTGCAACTCCTAAATATTTCTTAAAATCAGTATTTTCTTTATATTTTTTAAATTCATCATCAATTCTTTTTTGAGTTACACCAAATCCTTCTGGTTCTAAGTCATGATAATTCTTTCCATAAGTAATTTTAGTAAAAGTATCTTTATCAATTACAACTCATTTATCACTTATTTGTTTATTTAAATACATAGACATTTGATCGAAATATTTTTCAGCAGTGTTGCCATCTAACATTTCTTTTACTTGTTTTTCATAAATTGAACTTTCTTCTTTCAATTTTTGAATTTGCTTAGTATTTTTTAATGTATCGGTTTCAGATTGTTTTAATTTCTCAATTTCTAATACAATATCATGAATTTTATTAATTTTTTCTGTATAATCAGATAAAATAATTCCTTCAATTCCTATAGTTTTTCCTTCTTCTTTAGATTTTTTAAGAGAATCAAGAATTAAAGAATCTAACATTGTTTTTCTAATAACCTCATCATCAGATTCTCCAAGTCCTGTTGAATTAAAAATTCCATCAAGTCTTTGAATTATTCTAATTGTTTCATCAGCTACTACATCTGCTTGTGAATAATTTTTATTCAAATTAGACATTGTACTATCTCCAACATTATCCCCAATATTTGTTATTACATTATTTTCTACATCAGCTCCTTCTGGAGTAATGTATTTATTCCCTAATTTCTTCCTTTGTTTATTAACTGCTGCTATGATTTCCTCTGTATGACCATCTGCAATTAATTGATATAAATCTTTCTTAGTATCCTGTGTTAATGCAACACTATTCTTTGGATCTAACAATGGTTCAATAACTGAGCGTTGATACTCAAACATTGCACCACCAATTACACCACCAACTAAATTAGATAAATATTTTTGAAATCCCTGAGCACTAAATGTGTCATCCCAAGTATTCATAGAACCTTTTTTCTCAGTTCATCCTAAATAAGACATTAAATCCACAACTCCAGTAGACATATCCTGAACAGCTTGTTCGGTTACTTCTTCAACACCTTCAATTACTGCATTTTTTCACATATTCTCTCCAATAATAGATGGAGTTGTAAAAATATCCTCGATTGTGTTTTTAAATTTTGAAACTACTCCTGCGAGTTGAAATTTACCTTTTGCCATATTAGTTTCAGTTGCTTTAAAACCAGTTTGTATTTCCTCCATATATGGTAGAACTGCTTTACGTAACATAGCTTTATTAGTTTCTTCAGTATATCCTGTACTTTTATCCAAAAACCAATGACCCATTCTATTATTCATCATGATTCCATACTGTCCAGCTGCAGCTAATAAAGTAGCAAAACCTGCACTTCTTTTATCATAACCACCAGTAATTGCCTGACCATAAATATCACTAGTTGTAGACATTGCCATATATCCTAAAGATAATCCCATAGATAAAGCACTTTGTGCTTTTTCAAATGATTTAAGTTGAGGAAGTTTTTCCATAGCTGCCTTAGCCATTACTTCAGATTGTTCTGCTGTAATAGTTCCAGTTATTTTTGCAAAATCTACTTCTTGCCCAATTTTTGTTGCTAATTCACTTTGTTTTTCAAGTAGTGCTAATTCTTTAGATCTCATAAAAATCTTTGATAAACTAGCTGCAGCTCTTTGCTCATATAATTGGGAAAATATAGAACTAACCATTGTACCCATTTGCTCCACTGATAAAGCAGATTTACTTCCTTCCTCAGATACTGACTGTTGGACAAATTTTGCCATATAATTTTCTGCAGAGGTAGCTAATCCACCCATAGCATCAGCTTTTTCTCCTAATAACATTCCTTCTAAGGATTTGTAGAAAGTAGGTAAAATAGAGGCCATTGTAACAGCTGCTCTAATTCCTCCATAAACTGTTCCTACTCCAGGTATTAAAAATGGGGCAATTTCTGCTGCAACTTTTACACCTATTCCTGCAAGTGATTTATCTTTTTCATCTGCATCAAAAACATTATACTTATCAGCTAATGTTCCATCAGTAGTTAATATATCATTTGGATTAACAACTATTTTACCATAAATCTCACCATCACCAAGTTTTTCAATAAAATAATTTCCATCTTTGTCTACTTTTCATTCACCTTTTTGGTGTTTTATAGCTTTTTGGCTTAATGGATCAAAATGAGTTCCATCTTCATTATAAGTTGCATATACTAAAGTATCCCCAAATAATTTCTGAAGAACACCTAAATCATTTACACTTTCTGTTGACCATGAATCAGTTTTAGGATCATATAATTTATTCTGTTGTGCAAGTTGTTTTTGTGTAAAATCGTTTTCAGTAATACTGTTTATTCCAGTTCTACTAAATAATTGTTTAGATGGATTAAAATCCTTCTCAAATTCAACATCAATTTTAAAAGTGTTTGCATTTTTTGGTCTAGAAACATCAAATGGACTGTAATATACAGTATTTATATCTTTTAAATACTCATCATCAGTCATTTGATAATAATGACTCTTTGCTAAATTATAAAAATCATTAAATTTTATATCATCAAATTTTCCATCTGCAGTTTTAAACTGATTCTGAATAAACGGACTTTGTTTATATTCATCTTGAGTTAACAAGGATGTGTTATCAGGATTGATATTTACTGATAACATATCCTGAGTTGTGGCAGTTGGACTACTTAATGTAGCAACTAATATATCATTAGGTTTTCTAATTTCCATAATTTAAAATTAATTAAGTACTTGTGCATTACCATTTACTGATTGTACTGCAGGTGTTGTATTTAAATTGTATTGAACATCACTATTTTTAGTAGCTTTAACTGTTGGACCTCTTCCATTAAAACTATCTACAATAACATTAGAGGCAGGTCTATAAGGAATTGCAATCATCCCTTTATAATAATTACCAAATCAACCTTCATTTGGTTTTGTAGATTTAATTTTAGTTCCAATCTTTTCTGATCAAGTTTTATCTAGATCTGGCATAATTGCTTTCTCTTCATCTGAAGTTAACTTAGTTACTCAAGGATTATCTTTTCCTAAAGCAGTTCCATCATTTGTATAACCATAAAATACTAAAAATGGTTTAATATGACTATTATCCATAATTACTTTAGTATTTATTCCATTTTTAGTTTCTTCACCAATTTTGATATCAAAATTATGATCTTTAAAAAATCTAGTTGCTTCACTAGTAGATCATTTATCCTTATTTGATTCATATGTAGCATAAATCTCTTTAAAGATTTTAAATGCATTATAATCAGGTCTTCCATTATCATCAACTGGCATATAAACCTTTGCTGCATCTTTTCCATCATAAACCACATTTTTAAAATCATATGATTCTAATGATTTATTTCCAAAAGAAGCATTATCAAAATCTAAAAATTGATTATAACCAATATTTGCTATATTTTGAACTGATGTCATAGGAATTGTTTCATCATTGGGTGTCATTAATGGAAATACTCCACCAATTGCTCCTTTAAGTAAAACTCCAAGTTTTGCATCATTAAAAGCAAATGTTAAATTCTTACTCATTAATTTATCATTATGAGACATCTGGAAATTATTCATTGGCTTATCACTTTGACCTGAAGAACCATCACCAATTTTTACAGGTTTAACTTTTTCAGAATGTGAATCATTAGCACTATTACTAATCATATTCATTAACATAGATCCTGGTGTATCACCACTTAAAGCAGCTATTACGGATAGTTTATTTTGTGCCTTTTCACCCATAGCTTCCCAAATATATTTTAATCCCTTTTCAACTCTTCCTCTTTGTGAACTGTTATTCTGTTCAACGGATACATAATCACTATTTACATCTGTAAGTGAATTTAATTTTTGTAATTGTTCAAATTCTTCTTTTGTTGGAGTTGGACCTTTAATGTTTATTCTAGAAGCATTCATCTGATGTTGAATCTCATTCCATTGTGCTTTACTATAAACTTTATCAGATATTTCTGTATCAGTTCCAAAATCCTTTACTAATTTAAGAACATCATCCTTAATTGTTTTTAAACTAACTGCATCATTTGCAACATTAAAAATATCATTTCTTCCAACTAAATTTGGATTTAATCTTCTTTCGTTTAATAAATCCTGAACTGTTAATAATTGTTGTGTATTTTTATTTTTTTGATAATCAGCTAAGGTAACTCCTTTAACTGTCCCCACTTTATCCTTAACAAATAATTCTCCTCTACTACCAACTGCAACTTCACTTAATGTACCTTGTTTTGAGGCTTCATTTACTGATTGTGTTCATGCATCTTTATTTTCTCTTAATGCATTTAAAGTTCCAATTAATTTTATAGAACTTAATCTATTTTTAGGTTGTAAATAAGGATTTGTTTCAGAACCTTCTAACTTTGCAAGTTCAGATGTAAATTGATTTACTTCATTCGTTAAACCAACATCTTTTTTTATCATTTCTTTATAAAGAGCATCATCTAAAATAGATGATCCAGAATTATCTGAATCATCTTTTTTAGAAGTTGTTGGCATTTGAGGAGTTGGACTTGAAGGTATATAAGGAGTAAAAGCTACAAATCCACCTCCTTGTTGCAGTTTTGGTATAAATTTCATTATTTAAATACTTTTATTAGTGATTTTTGTAAAAGTTCATTATCTAAAAAAATAGATTTATAAAACATTTCCAATTCTTTTTGACTTTTTTCATGTTCATTTCTTATTTTTGCCAATTCTATTCTATTATCTTGTGACATACTTCCTCCTTTTTTATAATAAGGAGAATAAGATTGTACCACAGCCTGTTGTTTTAAAATAGGTGAAGTATATTGTTCCATTAATGTATTTCCATATTTTATTTTGTCTAATAAAGCTTTAGCATAAGCAGATTTTTCAAAAGTCATATTAGGATCAACATTTTTTGAACTTTTCATATCTTATGTAAATTTATCACGATATAATTGTTCAATCTCAGGAGAAGATAATTTTGCTAAATATTTCTGCATACTAATAAGATTTGGATCATTAATTTTCTGTCGTAAATCAAATGTAGCTTTTTTCTGTTGCCACATTGGTCAAGTCATTGCTTCTGATTTAAGTAAAGTATTTCTTGCAGTTGTGTCAGCCATAGTTTTATTTGCCATGACTAAAGACATATTTTTTTCAGCATTAGATGATGCAGATTTATTAGCATTTATAATTTGAAGATTTCTCTGTCCAATTTGAGTATTCATAGATAATTCCTGTCCTTTTATAGCATCATTTCTTTGAATATCTGCTTGTTGTGCTCTTGATGTTATATCTGCATTTTTAGCATTAGCTTGTAATCTTGCACTAATTCCTTTTCCTCAATCATTAGTATTTTCTGCAATGTTTTTACCAATATTATTATTAATTCTATTTTGTTGTTCTGCTATAATAGTATTTGGTGTACTAGTACGCATATAAACTAATGGACTTGTTTGTAATATTGGAAATTTAGATGCAGCAGTTAATTGATTCTTTAAAATGTTTTTATTACCAACCATTGTATTTACAAATTGTGCTAAATTCACAAATCGTGTTGGATCAATGTATGGTTTTGATGTATATGGAATTTCTGCAGGAGGATTAAGTCCATCTGTATCTAATGTTGTAGTATTAGGTGCTGGTGTTGTTGGTGCAGATGTGTTAATATTAGCAACTTTAGGAGTCATAGGACTTGAAATTAATCCAGATGAAACAGTAGGTTTCCCTATTAAATTTGAAACAAAATTATGTACTGTTCCAATTTTTTTATCAACCAATAAACGTTGAACATCAGAAGCATTTTTTACTTGATAAGTTCCCTTATTAGCTAAAATTTGTTTATTTAAATCTGATCCATATTTATTAAATCAATTATCATCAATAGATTTTTGATAATCTAACCAAGGTTTATTATATTCCTGAGTTTTTGAATCAAACCTAAAATCATTTCCAAATTGTTCCATAGTTCTGAATGGAATTTTTCCTGCATTTTGCATTTTTAATATTCCTCCTTCAGATTTTTTCTCTACTTTCTTTTTAGAAGTAACTTTATTAACTTTTTCCACTTTTTCTTTAGAAGTTTTTGGTTTAGTAGTTGTTTTAACAACTTCTTTTTCTTCAGTTGGATTTACAACTACTTTAGTTTTTTCTATTTCAGGAGTTTTTACTGGAAGCTTTTCTTTTAAACTTTGTAGTTTTTCCACAGCAGATTTTTCATCTGTCACAACTCCTTCACCTAAGTGTTTTCTAGCTAATTTATAATCATTAAAATCTGTGCCTCTATCTCCAGTAACTAATTTTGGTTCAGTTCCAAGAGTTCATTTTCCAGTAGATTGTCCATAACTATGAGTTAAATTCTTTGTATCAATTTGTGTTAACTCTTCTGGAGTTAAATCCCTTCCATGAGTTTCTTTATAAGCAGAACTTATTTTATTTTTTAAATTATTTAAACTTGCTTCAGCTTGTTCTTTAGTTGGCTCAGTACCTTTACCTATTAATGATTTTCCTCTTTCAATTAAAGATTTAGATGGTTCAGCATCAGGTTTAATAATTCCTTTTACTTGTCCTGTATCAATAAGTTTTCCTTCAGAATCCAAAAGATTAAAGGCAGTTTTATCATTTGTAACACTTGCTCTTTCAGCTTGGTTAGTAATAGCTTTCATTCTTCCAGCATTTGCTTTTAAAACATTTGCAAAAGATATACCCATTACTACTTTTTTCCAATCCTCAGGATTAGTATTTTTAACACCATCCTCTTTTCAATCTTTATAAATGTTAACTCCTCCAGAAATTGCCTGTTGTCCAGCAAATGCACCTAATCCATATTTTCCGGCTGTTGCAACTTTTGCAAAATTAGTTGTTGTAGCTTTTTTAGCTAAGTTTCCTAAAGTTTGACTGCCTATGATTTTAGTAGTTGCTCCTTTTAATGTCTCAGCTGCTGCAATATGAGAATCAAGTGCTTGTGAAGCTAATTTCATAGTTTCTTCAATTGGTTTTCCTTCACCAACTAATTTAGTAGCTAATTCAATTGCTTCAGCAGTAGGTTTTTCGGTTTTTAATAATGCAGATGCTCCTTTAGCTTCTTCTAAGGTATTAAAACCTGCTTTTGTTAAAGTACCAACGGCCTCTAATTCTTTAGTTCCTTCTATACCTTTACTAATTGCTTCAGCTGTTTTTGTAAGTTTAGCAATCTTAGTTGCATCCATTCCTACTTGTCCAGCTTTTATTAAGGATTTAACTCCACCTAATCCGAAGAATGATAATGCCACAAAAGCAGCATCTAGACCTAAATCTAATTTATGATTTAATAAACCATTTGCTCCTTCTTCATGTAAAATCTTACCAATATCTGCTCCCATGACAACTCCTGCTCCAATAGAACCTGTTGGTCCTGGAACAAATGATGCACCTAATCCTGCAATACCTGCAACATCATAAGCGGTACTTGTAGTATCTTGTCCTGCAAATGTTCTTGCATCTGTTTTATTTACAACTGAAGATGGTTCTCCTTTAAGTATTTCTGCTAAAGTATTTTCAGGATTTTCCTGAGATGGTACTACATTCTCTCCTACTACTGGAAGTACTGTTGCTATTGGATGTGCTAAATCATACTCTCCTTGAATTTGTTTTTTTCTTTCGTCAGATAATAAAAATCCATTAGGATTAGAACCTGTTCTATTTAATACATCAACTAAACTATTTCATGTATTATCATCAATTGGTTTAGTAAAATCAATTTTATCAGTTATAGCTTTTATAGCTTGAGCATGTTCAGTTCCTGTAAATTTATCAATTCCTTTATTTGTTTCATAATCTTTTAAATAATCCTCAGCATTTTCTTTAGAATATTTAGCAACTTTTTGTTTGATTACATCATCAGTTGTTCATGATTTTAATGCTGTATCACGAGATGCATCATTACCACCAAAAACAGTCCCTGTCATATAATCCTCTAAAGATCTAAAAGATTTATCTAATGCATATCTTGGAATAGTTACCTGAGGATTTACATTTTGTGATGATGTTTTTCAATCATTATATATTGATGCAACTAAAGAATTATATTTCTTTCTTGTAGAATTTTCTTCACCATAATTACTTCTATCAGGATTGCCAGTATAGGATCCAAATAAATTTTTATTAATTGCATCTCTACTTCCACCTCATTCTGCTTTTTGTAATTCTGGATCAGTTATTTTGGAACTATCAATACTATATTCGTGTTTAACAGGATCATAAGCATATATATCATTAAAATTACTTAGTTGTGATAATTTTAAGAACTGAGCAGCGGTGTCTCTAGCTTCTCTTTCACCTTTACTAGTAAAATTTGTACTATCTAATCGTTTTGTCAGATAATCTGCAAAACTTTGTCCTTGTGAAGATATTCCTTCAGTTCATCCACCCGCTTTTAATTTTTTGACTAGTGCCATGTTTTTACGATTTTTAAATTAAACAATAAAAGGGAGACAGATCTCCCTGCTTCCCTTTTAAGGTAGGCTATCGTCTGCCTATTAATACTAACTTACCTCCTTGACGTTGATAGGTTGGCTGTCCCTGGGCTTCTTGACCTTGTTGACCTTGTTGAGCAGCTCCTTGTAATAGTTGCATAATCATCTGTGCCAAAGCTGCAGCAGCCTCTGGTCCTAACTGTTGAACAATTTGTGTAGCCATTTGAGCTAATTGTTCTTGTGGATTACCTTGTCCACCTTGTCCACCTTGTGCTCCTTGTTCTGAAGCTGCAGGTGCTTCTCCACCTACTTGAAATTTTCTTACTTTCATTTTAATTACTGATTTTTTGATTGTACATACTCAGGGTTATTAGTTTCCTGAACTTTTAAAAATTTAAATACTCTCTTTCCTAGATTCTTATAATCATTCTCATTATTCGTCGTTGCAGCTTTCTTTGCAAACTTAATTAATATCTTTGTATTAGCCCGAGAAAAAATTCTCTCTTCACCTTCTAATTCCATTTGAATTTCTCCACCTGAATTTAACACTAACATTTTATCTGGTTTAAGTTGTTTATGTTTTGGTTGAAACTCTAATTCATCTCCCACTTTAATACCAGAATTTTCATTAACTTCTAGTACATAATATGCATCTTGTTCTGTAAGGAGTTCTTCTGATAATGGTACTCCATGTTGAACAGAGAGTACATTTAATTCATCACTTATAAAAACAATATCTAATGGAATTTTAGTATCTTTCATTCATATTCCATTTCCTTCCATCATATCATCTTCTGAAAAAAGAAATAACATTCCTTCATCAGGAGCCAATTCAGTTTTTTCTTGTAATCCTTGCTCTTTATCTTCATCAGTTTGAGCAAGTTCTACTTTATAATATTTTCCCCCAATTAAAATATTTACTTTTTCCATTCTGATAAAATATTTGAAATAACTTCTTTATAGTTCTGTACTAATACCCCGCCTTCTTTATGTTTTCATTTTTTTGCATTTTGTGCAAAAATTGCTCTTTTTCTTGTAAGAGAATTACTACTGTGTGTAAGAGTTTCTGTAGATTTACCTGTTCTTTCCTTTAAGGCAGTAAATTTTCCCTTATTTGCAGGATTAATATGTATACTTGTTCCTTCTTTAGCTTTTATTATATATTTCATATTATATAGTATTAATAAGATTTGTATTATCCTGAGTATTCTCTAATAGTTCTTCTGTAACAAATTTACCACATTCAATACAAATTTGATCTTTTTCTTTTGGATCTTCTGTATCATTAAACTGTGTAAAAAATTCTTCCATTTTATCGGTTGCTTCTTTGTGAAATATAATCTCATTCTTTTCAATTTCAGCATGTTGCTCTATTTTACCATCTTCCACTGTAATCACTGGAATTCCCTTATTTGTAACTGCACTTCCTAAATCTCCATCATAATGATTTAAATTTTTATGTAATGCACCTTCGGGAATTACATTCATTTTTCCACCAATAGCATATTTAATAACCTCACCATCCATTGCTTGTCCTTCTTGAGCTTTAAATATTTTTTTCTTAACCTTATTCTTAAGATTTCTTAATTTTG